TGAGGAAAGGGAGTATATTGATATACATAAAAATAAGAATTTATTAAAAATAATTGATAAGGGTAAAATACCTAATTTTTTTATAATGAGTAAAATCCCAGTTATAAGTAATGATTCAATTAGTATTTATAAGAATCATATAGGTGTCCTTGAACAATGTCACAATAATAATATAATTATATATATCGTTGAAGGTAAAACTATATTAAACCTTTTTAATCCAAAACATAAGGATGAAATAAAAGATAAAGGTTTAAAAAGTATAAAAAAATGGGCCCATATTCGTGAATTAAAAAAGGGAGATTATCTAATTATACCCACAAATTGGTTTTATTTTTTGGAAACAAATGAAGAGGTGGTATTATATAATAATAATGTTGATAATATTTTTACAATAATTCCAAATTTTATAAGAGATAATTATGATTCTTTCACACTTCCAGATTTTATATCTTCTGTGAATTGAGTAATTTGCATTGTAAAACTAGTTAGTAGTGTTCCATAAAGCATAAATTGATAATCTTTAATTGCTTTAAGGTAGTCTAGGCAATAATTACAGATAATATTATGACCAAATATTGTTGTCCAATGGTCGCAACCATAACACTTACAAAGTTGATGAACAACTATATTTGTGATAATAACGATTATAAGTAATGATACATATTTCTTAATTGTTTTTTTAAATTCCATGGTAATTGATTTTACTTATTAATCAATTATTTATTCAAATTTATTAATAATTCAATACTCTTTTATCTCTATATAATCATCAGTAACTATCTCATAATACATTTCTTTATAACCCAATTGTAGTGGTGGTCTGGGTATATAATAGAGTATCCAACAAACACCACCATAGATACTTATTATCAACCATGATAAGAATTGATATGAAATATATACCCCATGCATAGTCCTTATCATGTAATACAACTTTATAATATTTGTTAATGCGATACCATTTAACATATATATATATATTTCAATTATTTAAAAAATTAAAAATATTAAATAATAATTAATGAGGATGTTTCAAAAAATAATGACTAATTCAAATGTAAAGCGACGGATACCATTTCCTATATTTGATGTTTATTATTTTAAATGGCAACCTTTCATTAGGACAACTATTCATGACCATGCCAAAAATGGTTGTTTAATGATATTATTAAAAGGCGAATTAAATGAAAAATTATATGATAGAAATTTAGATATTATCGGTGAAAATAACTACACAACACCCAATATTTCATTTATTAATGATAAAAAAGGTTATCACGCTGTAAAAGCAATTAAAAATTCAAAATCAATTCATATTTATTACCCCAAAGGCCATAATACAAAATCATACAATATATTAAATTAATTATAGTATTTAAATTATAATATCAATTATAATGGATACAAAAAAGTTTTTATTAATTGTTTCCGTAACAGTTATATTTATAACTCTATTTTGCGGTAAAATTATAGAGGGAGTCGTGAATGAAGAAGTAGAAGATAATACATTTCCTCCAGTAATGGAAGAAATAACCCCTACATATGAACCAATAGATGATACAATGGTAGATGCTGAAGATTTTGGAATTGATTGTGTAAATAATTGTGAAGTTTTTTATCATGAATGCGAAGTTAAAGAAGAAGTAGAGACGGTTAATGGAAAGAGTAAAAGAGTAAAAACATATAACAATATAGAAAATTGTCCAAATGGCAAAATACCTGACCAAAAGTGTAGTGATGATGGTTGGAGTTGTAGGGTTTGTAAAAGGGGGTATTATGTAGATCATGATGGTTTATGCAAACCACTTCCAAGCACAGGTTTTATAATACTTATTGTATTGCTTGTTATTATTGTTTGTGGTATAATTTCCTTTGGTGGTCTTAAAATAAAAGAGTTCTGGTCTACTTGCAAATAAATTTGATTAAATTATATTGATTTTTCAAAATAAAAATGAATAATATCCTTTCAAGGTTTATCCATGAACAAAATAGGGAACTTCTAGAAAGAATTGCTAAAGATAAATTCACAACCGATGAAGAAAGGGATGTATTTGTAAGTAAATATCATAAATTAAATTATGCTCATTTAAACACTACAAAGAAAGATAAGTTGGAAAGTTATAAAAAGAAGTATGAAAGGGTTATGCGTTAAAAAAAATATAATATAAAATACTAATTTATTGGTGGACACAACCATAATCGTGTCAATTTTCAATCCTGAAACTGGGAGTGTCTTTATCCTTGGTACACCCTTTAATAACTATAACATGATAACTACATACCATTACATTGTAATAAGATAGTCGCCCAATACTTTTAGTTTTTTATTTATCCGGGGTAAACGACAGTCCCTTAAAAATGTAGTTATATATGAGTTATAGTTTAAGATACATTTTTTAAATTAAGTTTTAGTAATATTATATTACAATATAATATATGCCTGTTTATTTTAATAATGTTAGTGGTATAAGTTTAGACCATACAGTTGAAAAGCATGTTTTTGATGTTATAATTCTAATGATGGTCCATGATGGATTTCATGATTTCTATAATGATAAATCTAAAGATGATTTCATAGACCTTTTCAAAAAATATAGTGTTGCAACAACTGCCGCAGGAGGAGGCTCAACTAATATGGAAGGTGGGAGTAGTGGTGTGGATGATATACAAAATTTATTTAATGTTGGTGATCGAGGATTAGGTTATGTTCCTGTTCCCGATCAAAATGAAGGATTAGAAAATAAAAATCCATTTGAATACCTACTTGATGAGACAAATACTTTATTGAATGAATTAACTTTGATTGGTAATGATTTATTTATTAAAAGAACAACCGTCGATGAAAATTATGCAATGTTGAAAAATGAAATTAGAAAAAGTATCAAAAAATATGTAGATGTAGTAGATATTTTTGGAGGAGATAAAATAGAAAATTATGATACTTTTAAAGAGCAATCTAAAACATATTTTAGTAATACTATTATATTAGATGGTGATTATAATACTTTAAAACAGTATATATCACAGACCCTTGTATTTTTAGAAAGAATAAAAACTTATGCCGAAGGGAATATATTATCAATTAATAGAGATAGTTTAGAAAAATCAACGAGTTATGAAGTAGCCACTACAATGGATGAAAGTATAATTATAAGCGAACAATTATCTGAAAAAAGTTTAGCATTGCTCCGTCGTTCTGATCTCCCTTTACAAACACGCTTTGAACTAAATCGTATTCTTAAAGAAATATATGATGAACTTTATTCTTCACTTAAAAATAGAATAAACATTAACATTTTTGATTACATATTTACTAATACATTTGAATTACTTGTATCATCATGTAATTATGAAGGTTGTAAGATAGATGAAACTTTAAATATTGGAAAAGAATTCATAATTTTTGAATTCTACAAATTAAGATCATTTGAATATACCCTTTCACCCGAAGAAAAACAACTTTGTGTAAATATGTTTAATCAAATCGATACAAATAGAGATGGTAATATTAGTCAAGTAGAGCTTATACATGCATTAAAATCAGATGAACGTATACGGCAAGTGATAAAGATACCAATCCCAGAGAATGATGATACTGAAAGTATTACAGAGTTTACAAGGACGTTTCAAAAGATTGATAAAGATGGTCATGAAGCCGATGAAGGGCGTGGAATATCACAAGTAGAATTTACAAACTATTATTCCTCCATAAAAGATAATAATGAAAAAATCATAAATACACTTAATAATGATTTAGAAATACTTGGAAAATATTTAACACCTGATAATTTTAAAACAAAAGATTTTGAAGATTTTTATTACGAAGAATTATTTTCAGATCTGATGAAAGAAATAGATGAAGAATATAGAATAGAAAATAAAAAACGAAGTTTAGAAACAGAAGAAGGTCTAGGATTAAGGCTAACACTTTCACCAACAACTCCCGAAAGACAATCATTTGCACCGACCACTCCATATAGTCCCCCAGCAATAGCACCCGATAGTCCTGGAGGTATTCCAGTAGTGGAAGAAAAAAGTGATAATCCTAGTGGGAAAAGATTAAGAGGTAATCCAGTAATATCGGGTGGAGCAGACCCTACCGCAATTACTCCGATAATATTGCGAGAAGAATGTGTTGATTTTTTTAATAGGATAAATACATATTTAGATGAATTAAATTCAAAAACAAATATAGATGATACTTATACGGAATTCTTTACTGATAAAAAACCGGAATGGTGGACCGATGGAGATTCTTCAACTGTTTCTACTTTTGATGAAAATGAATATGATGAAACTGCAAAATCTAAGATAATTCGTTTACTAACATTCATAGAGGGAACACCCACCGCAGATATATCTAATTATAAGGGTCAATTAGAATCTATAAATTCTATCATATATATATATGAAAGTTTTAAAAAATTCTTTAATAATAAACTATATTCAAAAGTAAAAACTAAATCAGGTAATATAGATTTAAAAATACCGGGTAAAAGTAAGGATTTATATGATGAACTAAGTATTACTTATAATTATAATGAAAAAGATCAAAAAATATATTTTTCAATAGTTGAATTTATTTACATTATGTATATACATTATGAAATGGATATTAAAAAAATACCCCATCGTGAATTAAAATTAGATATAAGGAATAGTTTTGTTATTAATGCTTACACTTTTGGAGAAAATGCATTAAAAAGGACTCGTCCTGGATATGAAACTAAAGAACAGTTCAAAGTTTATCAAGCATTAAAAGAAAAAATTGAAAATTTTTGTAATGATGGGATAGGGGATCCTTTTAGAGAAAGAAGTATTATCGAAAGTTTAAAAGGCAAGATATTTACCTCTTCTCAAGAATTATTCAATAAATTTTTAAATAATGAAGAAGCCCTTAATAATTTTGCTAATTTAATCAGCATACTAAATAAATTAAAAAAATATATAGAAAGGTTTATTCCATACATTGATACAAGTGTTAAAAAAAAAATGAGTGTTCCAGAAAAAGAACAATGGACAAAAATTTTTAAATGTTTCTCAGAAGATTATGTAAATAGTATAGAAAAAACTCTCGGGTTTGATGCTAACGATTATAGAAGTATATTTGGTGAAATAATCAGGTATGGTAGTGTGTCACCTATTTCATCAAGCGAAATGAAAAAAGGTGATTCATTAGATAAAGAAATATGGAAAAAATTAGGAACTAATCCTGTCCTCACATTTGATCAGATAAATGATAGTATTAAAAGATTGGTTAATAATGCCATGCCATCACAAATGAAAAAGTTATTTAAACCAAATTATTTATGTAATACTTCCATCTTAGATCCTATGGGAACATTTGGTAGTTGTTCGGGAGTTCCTTTTAGAACGGATTATGATTTAAACTATGAAATAAAGGTTGATGTAAATAATTACATAAAGATTTTCTTGCCTGTAAAATCAATAAATGATGTTAGTATTGTAAATGGTCGTGTTGAGGTAAAAGTAAATGGTGATACAATGGTTCAAGATTCCTTTACAATATCTCATTTTAATTCATCAGAACCATTTTCTATTAGGAATATTGTAAATAAGTTGATGCCTATAGTGGATGATACAGATATGGCTGCTCGCGGAAATAATAGGAATGTCCTTTTTAGAAAATTTTTGGGGGATTTTTTACAAGCATTACAAGTATTCTCTAATATAAAAAATAATAATAATGGTGATAATATATACTATGCAGCAAATGATAAACCCGCATCAATTATGTTACAGATACTAATATACTCTGACAGAAACTCGGCGATATTCCCAGGGAGAGGTCGTACATATCCTTATGGAGGTATAAATCCAACTGATAACAATGGAAATTATGGTGGTCATATTGAAAAAGACAAACGTGGAGCAAATGACGTTTCACAATATAAGTGGAAGGTAAATTATTATCATCCTAATTTAGATAAGAATATTCAATATTTTTATAGACCTTCTCCACCCGGAAGTCCAGTTCAAAATCCTACACCTGTAGGTGGTGGAGGTGCAATTAAAAAGAATACCAGGAGAAAGAATACCAGGAGAAAGAATACCAGGCGTAAAAATACAAGAAAGAATACAAGAAAGAATACAAGACGCAAGAATACAAGACGCAAGAATACAAGACGTAAGAATACAAGACGTAAGAATACAAGACGTAAGAATACAAGACGTAAGAATACACGGAGAAAGAATACAAGACGTAAGAATACACGGAGAAAGAATACAAGACGTAGAAGTAAAAGATCTAGAAGAAAGTAAATAAAATATGGTATAATAATATAATGACAGACGCAACTAAAGCATCAATGCCACAACCAGGGAGATCTTTATTTTCCAGATTTAGAAAAAAAACACCGATGCGGACACGCTGGGGCGTTCCATCGGCAGATGCTATCAACCTTAGAAGTCGTGTTATTGCATTGGAACAGGAAAATAATACTCTTAAAAATGAAGTAAGTATGTTAGAAAATAAGATAGAATTTTTACAACAAGAAAATCTAATGTTAAAGGTCAAAGTTGATGAAACTAAAGATAAAATGAAAAAAGTATTTGCTGTTAAAAACCTTCGCGAGAGAGTTAGAGACGAAGCATTGGGTAAAAAGTATCAAGATGAAAGACATGAATATATTCATAACATGAGAGATAAATATGGTCCTGATCTAGATATGGGTACATTCACAGAAGTTAATTTAGTCTATGGAGATCCAAATATTCCAAAAGAGAGACCCGTCACTGTTAAACCAGAAACTGTTAAACCAGAAACTGTTAAACCAGAAACTGTTAAACCAGAAACTGTTAAACCAGACGATATAGAGGTCAAGTTTGGAGGTTCTGTAAAAAAGAGAAAGAAACCTAAGAAGACAAAGAAAGCTAAAAAAACAAAGAAACCAAGACGTTCAAAGGTGGGTAAGGCAAACGGTAAATTAAAGAAAATGTGTAGTGATGAATGTAAGAAGACTAGAAAGGTAATGCCATTAGTTTTTAAAAAAATGGGACTAAGTAAAGATGAAATAACGAAGAAAATGAAAGAACACGATGAACAATGTGCAGGAAATTGTTTAAAATTAATACAGGATAAAGAATTCATTCAAAAAATTATGAAAAAATAAATTACCTTTCACCCAGAGCAGTCTGGAAAGAAGATAGTTTCCCACCTTCATTAGAACAATAATTAATTAATTCTTTTGCTAAGATCTTGTATGCTTTACCATTACTTTCTTGTTCCCCAATAGTAGGGCATATTTCTATTTCATTGATAAAGAATTCTCTGCATCTTTTATCATTGTTCATACAACACGCAAAATCAACACGACATTGAACTAATGGTTCATGATCTTTAAAAATATCTTCTAATAATTTTTTACCAGTTTCAAGACATTCTTTTAATAGTTCTTTTTCAATTTTATCCTGTGGTTGAAAGACCCCTTCACCATCAGCCCACTGTTGTTTGTAAGAGTATATGTTTTTTCCATTAATCCAGTATGTTTTAATTTCTCCAAACTTATTAAATTCCGGGATGAATTCTTGAATTAATATTCTACGGTAACCATTCTTTTTAAGACGTTCTAAGTAGTCTGTGATCTTCTTTTCAGTTACGTTTTTTATAATCTTAAACCCTGTTTTAAATGCACCCAATTCTGGTTTTACAATTACTTCTGTAAATTTGTTCTTTTTTATAAAATTCATAATCGGTTTTATTGAATAATTGTTTAAATTAACAAATTTTGTAGGGGGGATATTATATCCCTTTTTATTAAAGTAGGTCATGTATTTGTGTTTGTTAATGACAAATTCTTGCATTTTCTGTGAAGGGAAAACAGTCGCTTTTGTTTTCTTAAGTATATTCATATATCTTTTATAACCTTCATATTTATTATGCATGAAAGAATAAACCCCTTCAAATATTGAAAATATAAAATCACATTCATTTGCTTCTTTTAATGTGAATGTTTTACCGAATAATGGTACAACTTCAAATCCATTTTTTTCACCATGTGCTTTTATTTCAGCAAAGATAGCATAATCATATGGGATATAATCACCATATATATCATACTCTTCAAGGGGTTTCATTATTTTTTTATTTGTTTTATAATACTTTTGTGAAACAGGTTCATCCTCGGTCCCGACAATTACACCAATTTTCTTCATTATTATATTATATATAATATATTATTATGGATTTTTCAATATACCCTGTTAATGATTCTAATTTTTATAATAGTGGGGAAAAGGTTATTGGTGATAAAAAAGTTAATTCGTGCTTACCGACACAAGGATATTCTCCGAAACCATGTAAAATAGATTTATCAAGTGGATACAATAAACCATTAAATGAAGTATGTAAGCAGATACATTATAGTATTGCTGCAAAGAATCCTGAAAATTTATGTAATAGTTCCCCTTGGAATAATATGACAAGGAGAGTTTCATTAGTTAAAGATTATTAAATTTTAACTAACTAATAAATAAATATGGAAAAGGGATTCTTATTAAATCGTAATCATAATTATTATTTGGGAAAAGACATTACATATAAGAAATATATATGTAAGGACTGTAGTCAGAAAAAGAAAGAGTATGAACTTTGTAAAGATTATGAATGTGATCCAAAAACGATATCAAATCTAGGTTATATAGAAATTGGTATAGGTAAATTCCCAATTGTATTAACTACACCTCTCATGGTATGTCCATTTGGTTTTAATAAGGGAACTAATACATTAACATTGCAATTTACCAATTATAAAACAGATCCAGAAATGAATAGTTTTTTAAGATTTATAAAAGAATTGGAATTACAGCAGATGCAATATATTGGACTTGAAGAAGAAGAAGCCGATTTATATTTATCACAAATAAAAGTTGATGGGCAAATGAAATATGATCCTAATTTTTTATTAAAGGTTCCGTTTAAGAATAACGGTTATGATGTAACCATTAAAAATAAAGGGACATCTATTTCTGTAACTAATATTTACAAATGGACAAAACTTAAATGCGATATATATATAGACAAAATATGGAAATTCAATGGTAAATATGTCTGTAAATGGAAAGTAAAGAGAGTTTTAATAGATTAAAACGCGTTAATTTTATTTATAAAGTATCTAATGAATTGTAAAAATGAGTAGCAATATCGTTAAATGTGATGATGTGGTTATAGATAAAATAAATTATACTAAACCTGAAAAGAATGGTCAATCTTATTTTTCATCAATCAGTTATGGAGATTCTTTAAACCCCTTTTATATTCAGACACCAAAATTAGTATCTAAGACTAACATTTCTGATATGGTTGGTAAAAAAGTCCCATATTTGGATGTTGAAGTTCCAAGTGGTAAAATGAATATTTATGATTTTTTATTATCTTTGGATGATAATAATATTAAGACGACTGTTAAAGAATCAGAGGATTGGTTTGGAAAAGAGATCCCTCTTCAAGCAATAGATGATATGTATAGAAGGACAACAAAACCCTTTAAAAAGAACACTGCACCGCATATTAGATTAAGATTACCACTTATAAAGAATGAAATAAAATGCGGGGTCTACAATCAAAATCGGATTTTTATTGGAACTGATGAAGTTAAAGAAGGTTCTGAAGTTGTCCTTATATTGCATATTCGTGGATTAAAGATATTAAAAAATACATATTATTGCGATTGCTACATAACACAAATTAAGTTATTCCAGGAAAAAGAATCAAAATTCAACATTATTAAAGATTATAGTATCCTTGACGATGAGGATGAAGAGGAAAAAGAATTGGGTGATATATTTAGTGAAGAAATCTATAATTCATTCCAGGAAGAAGAAAATAATAAAAAATTAAAGGAAAAGAAGAAAGCAGACGCTGAAAAAAAGAAATTAATGGTGGAGGAAGAGAAACGACTTGCTAAAGTTGCAGCAGAAGAGGAGGAGGAGGAAAAACGACTTGCTAAAGTTGCAGCAGAAGAGAAGGAAAAACAACTTGCTAAAGTTGCGGAAGAGAAAAGGATTGCTTCTGAGAAAGAAGAGGAAGAGAAAAAAAAATCAGAAGAAGAAGCGGAAAAGAAAAGAGTTGCGGAAATGATTGAAAAAAAGAAGAGGGAATTATTGGAATTGGAAAGTTTAATTAATTAAATATTTTATCTTTTTCTTTATTTTTTTTTATGTTTATTATATATAAAATGGATTGTAAAAGTTTACTTATGTATGGACTCATTATTTTGATCGGATTATATTTGTTAAAAGACATCTGTGGATTAAAAATCCCCTTCCTTGAAGGTATGGAGGATATGGTTGCTCCTTCCGAAACACCTGAAGATACTAAGGATGATGCCTTACCCGGTGACCCAGATAGCTTTGTTGAAGCGTCCCTTAACGATGATGTCCCATCATGCCAAAAGAAAGAACCACTAACGCCAGAGGATTTACTACCTAAAGATCAGGCAGCGGAAGATTTTGAAAAACAGAACCCTGAAGGTGAAGGTATTCTAAAGGGTGTTAACTACCTTGATGCAACATTCCACGTTGGTGTAAACACTGTTGGTCAGAGTTTAAGAAATGCTAACCTAAATTTAAGAGCGGAACCACCAAACCCCCGTGTTGCGGTAAGTCCATGGTTAAATTCAACAATTGACACTGATTTGAGTCGTAAAACCTTAGGTGACAATCTAAATTAAATAAATTAAATAAATTTGATAAAGTAAATAAAGATAATAATAATATAGTATTTATAAATGGAAACAACTAAGTTTAAGGCCAACCCTTATAATTTAAATAATCGTCTAATAACTCTAAATGATATCACTAATATTATGGAAAAACTTAATATTAATGATTTCTCTACAACTAAATTAAATTTATATCAAAAATCTTTTATCCATAAGTCATACTGTAAATTAAAGGATTATGAAGAATATAAATATCCAGGGGATAAGTATTTACCCCTTCAAGATGAATCTTATGAAACTATTGAATTCCTGGGAGATTCTATATTAGGTAGTGTTGTATCTTCTTATATTTTCCAAAGGTTCCATATGATATATGGCGAAACCGAGGGATTTTTAACTAAATTAAAGATAAGGTTAGTTTGTGGGGAAAACCTTTATGATGTATCAAAAAAAATGGATTTATCTAAATTCCTTATTATTTCAAAACATATTGAAGAAAATTGTTCTGGGAGAGACAATAAGAATATTCTAGAAGATGTTCTAGAATCATTTATAGGGGCATTATACCTGGATAAAGGGTATAATTATGCAGAAAAATTTATTATAAATGTAATTGAAACATATTGCGACCTTACCGAAATTATTATAAAAGATACAAATTATAAGGATCAGGTATCAAGGTATTTTCAGCAAACATTTTCTGTATATCCTAAATATAAAACTGAAAAATATGAAAATATTTTCAAAAGTTCTATTTTCAATGGAGGAACACTTATTACAGTGGGTAGTGGAGAAAGTAAAAAGAAAGCGGAACAGGATGTTTCTAAGAAAGCACTAATACATTTTAATGTAATTTCAGCATTTTAAATATTTATATTATATTCTATATATTAATATATTATGGTAAATGAGTTTATTATTGATGATGATGTATATTCTGTCCTTTTAGAGTTTTTTGATGGAGATATAATAAATCTTGATAAAAAAACTCTTTCAGGATTAAAGAAGGGTAAATATAAAAAGAAAGATATAGAACCAATTGATCCTAAAGTATATAAGATGTTAAGAAAGATTCTTAAACTTGAAGATGACATGCCTGAAAGGTATGCAGAAATAGAATGGATCTACCCTGAAAAAAAAGAGGTTGAGGAAGATAGTGAAGAATGGGAAGATGAACTCCGTGAGGAACCAACCCCCAAAGAAGAAGAAGAAGAACAAGAAGTAATTGAAAAAGACCCTTACAAATCTGTTATACCTCAGAGAAAAGCATTTATTGATTGGGTGAATAATGTTTTTTATAAAGAAGTATTAGATTCTTATAAAGACAGGACCGGTGAATTAGATGAAATAAAGATATACCAATTTTTTGTTAAAAAGTATTTATCTATTGAGGCCCCTTTGAGAGGTCTTTTAATATATCATGGATTAGGTACAGGTAAGACTGCAACTTCAGTTGTTACTGCTGAAGGTTTATCCCTTAAGATGCCCATTTATACCTTCTTACCCGCATCTTTAGAAACAGAATATATGAAAGAAGTAAAATCATGGGGGAATAGTCTTTTTAAGGTAGAGAGGAATAATTGGATTTTCTACCCAATTGATGAAATAAAGAGTAATCTTTCTTTACGAAGAAAATTCAAAAGTGAATATGGTGTGGATGATGAAAATATAAATAATATTTTTAATAGAACAAAGACAAAATTGAAAAATAAATTAAATGAAGGTGATGAAGACTACTCTAAAGATTTGGGAATAATTGCTAAGAAATTAAGTGATATCAAGGGATTATTCATACCTAGTGGTCCACTTAAAGATGTATATAGAGACATTTATACGTTTGATGGTAAAGTTATTGAATCCGGTGATGATAAATTACCGGCAGATAGAGAAATAAATATAATAAATATGAGTGATAATGATGAAACACAATTCTATTTAGATTATATTGAAGAGGAAATCAATGTCCTTATTAAGGTGAAATACAACTTTATTCATTATAATGGTTTCCCTAGAGTGGAGGATTTTGACTTTGAAAATTACCGTGGTAAGATACTTGATAAGGAAAAACTAACAGAAAATGATAAGTTAGTCCTTACTTTTGCAGAAAAATATAAAGAAAATTATGATAACAATGGTATTCTTTCACCCTTCAAGAATAACGTAATCATAATTGATGAGGTCCACAATTTTGTTCGTGAGATTATTAATGAAAGTGTTCCTGCAAATATATTCTACAATTGGATTGTAGATGCTGAGGATATTAAAATAGTATTCTTATCTGGAACACCGGTTATTAATAAACCAGCAGAAATAGCAATATTGTTTAATATGTTAAGGGGATCATTATTAATCTTTGATTTTACAGTAAAATATGATAAAGATGAAACAGACCTACAAAAAGAATTAAGAAACTATTTTTATAAAGAGAATTCATCTATAGAACAAATCCATACTTCTAAAAAGAAAGGTAAAGTTATCATTTCATTTACAAAAACAAAAACAAATTTTGAATCTATCATGGAAAATGATATCATTAAAACAATTAAATATAATAATCATGATTTAGATTCATTTTTTAATGAGATATATGATGGTCTAAATAAATTTTTTGATGAAAAAGAGATATCACCCAAAAAGAGTGAACTTTTAAAGAAATCACCTTATAGAGAACTGAAAATGGGTAAACAAGAGGTTTTTGATAAAGATATAGAAATACCTTTTAATCGTAAACAAAAATTATTTGAAATAGTTCAAGATGATGAAGTTATAGATTTATCAATGAATGAGAATTTTATTGAATATTTCTTAGATGACAGTTTCAATATATCCCCTAAGAAAAAGGTATTCTTAAGAAGAATGATTCTTGGTCTAACTTCGTATTATCCAATAGACCGTAAATCAATTAAATTTATGCCTCAGGTAGTGGAACCTAGAGAAATAGTTCCTATTTATAAAGATTATACAATTGTTAAAAAGACAAATATAGTTCTTTGTCCAATGGGTCCTGTTCAATGGACGAATTATGAAAATGAATATGGTCGTGAAAAAATGAGAAGGTTAAACAACTTACGTAAAAAGGATCTATATAATGATAAACAGAACTCTGATTTTAGTATTCGGACAAGGCAAACATGCAATGTCGTCTATGATGATGATTCATTTAGAAAAGGAGATGATGAAGAAAAGAAATTAAAAACATATGAGCGTATGAGACTTAATGGTAATTTTTCGTTTGATGGAAAATTAAAATTATATTCTCCTAAATTCTACAAAATATTAGAAAATATTAATCGTTTCATTGAAGATGAAAATCCAACCGGAAAAGTGTTATATTATAGTGATTTTAGAAAAGACGCCGGTTCAGAAGCATTTGAACAAATATTGCAGGAAAATGGTTATGAAAAATATGATCATAATAAAAAAGATATAAACACTCTTATTTCAGAAGGTTCAAAGAAGAAACGTTATACATTTTTAACAGGTGAAGAAGAACAAGAACTAAGGAAAAATAATAAAGAAGCATTTAATCATGATGAAAATGTAAGAGGTGAGTATATCCAGGTCATTTTGATATCAAGTGCTGGAGCAGAAGGTATATCCCTTAAATGTGTAAGACAGGTCCATATCATGGAACCCTTCTGGAATTATATACGTGTTGATCAGGTTTTTGGGAGGGCAATACGTATGAAATCGCATATTAATGAATTTTTACCAAAAGAAGAACGTAATGTTGAACAATATTTATATTTATCATCATTACCAGACGGAAATACTGTAGAGGGAGTATTTAACCAATTGAAGAGAGATAAATGGCCGGATGTTGAAGATATTGAAAATGATGAAAATATAAAAATGAAATTATTAGAAAAACATAAACCGGTTTATAAGACAATTACAAAGATTCTATCAATGAAGAAAGAGACTAATAATAGAAGTGTTGATCAATCACTATTTGATATTATGGAAAGGAAAAATATCATTAGTTCAAATATCACCGATATTATTAAAGAATCATCGGTTGACTGTATACAAAATAGTCGCGATGATATACAGTTGAATAATAAATGTCTCAGATTTTCTAGTAAGTTAAATAATGAAGAATCACATTTCCCTGGAATTAATTCATCTGAATTAAATCAAATTGATGTAAAACAGTTCAAGAGTAATTTCCTTCAATATATCAAACCAAATATATATGTTATTCTTGCAAAAAAGAAAGAAGATGATTCTGATTTATATATATACTATAATCTAGATAAGACAAGTGATGAAATAGATGTAAGGTATGTTAGGGAAAATGGTCTTCAAGTATGTGATTTTGACCCTAAAAACCGCATCTTTACATATTATGAATTCAAAGATCATCCATTGAATGATAAATTAGGTAATATCTTTTCAGTATTCAAAACAATCTATAAAACAACACCACAAGTATTATCAAAATTAAAGAAATTAGAATTTCCATCAATAAAGGGTTTTAAACAAGATGAGAATATTCTAGGTCATATCATAAAGTATAACCCAACAGAAAAATTATATTTTAGTCCACTATCATCATCTACAGTTATTAAATTATTTGAATTTACAGAGTATAAATATAACAATTATTCAACAAAGGGTCTAAATTATATTATTATGCGTAATAAAAAGTTATTCAAGAGTATTGGTTAAAATATAGCATATTCTGATTACTTATATTTAGTATCTTCATATCAATATTATTGAATATTTTATCAGGATGATTTCCATCAATCTTACAGAATATCATATTTTCTTTTATTGCTTTTATTTTTAATGGATTTGATAATATTTCAACAAGATACATATCATATGTCTGTATATTTATTATTTTAATCATATCATTATTTTTAAAATTTCTATGGTCTATCTTGGAACATGTAAGTATTAATATATTCTTTTTAATTTCCATTATATTTATTTTTAAGATATCATTACTAGAGAATTTAACATTTGAGATATCACGTATATCTATTGATATTTTCCTTAAAGGGTAACTTATATTAAATATGATATTTTCAATAGGTTCATAGATACCAACAGTATTATATTCATTTTCTATGATATCTTTTTGCTGCATACAAACTTCAATATCTAGTTCTTTTATTATCAATGTTAATATTGGTAAAGTAAATATATAATTGTTTTCAATAGGTATGATAAGTTTTGATAAACTATGTAATTTTTCAGGATCTATACCCTCTTTATTAAGGTCTATACTATAGTTATATCTTGACGAATTAATACTTGTTCGTTTGTTAGATGTGAATGATACTAATTTTAGATTTTCTACATATACTTCCTCCTTTTCATTATTAGCAGGTGGTTCTTCAATTTTAGTCTCAAATTGAACACTACTTCCTTTTATATCTTCTTCAATATCATTTGTTTCAACATTTTCTGTAATAGTTTCTATTTTTGTTCCTGATCCTTTTAGTAATGATTCAATACTAGTCCCCTTATCACTAGATTCTTCTTCATTATTCAATGGTATCGTGACACTTTCCCTTTCTTTGAGAAGGTCTGCAAGTTGTTTTTCACCTTTTTCTGAAAAGTCTTCTTCTATATTTCTATAACCAGAAAATTTAGTTTCTTCTTCTATTTGACCAGCACTACCACTATCATCATCATCATTTTCTTCAATATTACTTATTTTATTCTTTTTAATGGTCGTATCTAACAAAACTTTATTTATATCTGAAATCTCAACGAAATCATTATTTTCAAAAATATCTTTCATATCTTGGAGATAAGCCTCTTTAACCCCCTCATCACCCTCTATAATAATATTATGGTCTTTTTTTAGTACATTATTTGCCATATTAAACATGAAGTCTTTGTTTATATCAGAAAAAAACTGCTCATATAAAGACATAAGATTAATTAATGTATCCTACTTTAAAAATTTAACAGATAAACGTATTTTTAATTATTATCAACAAAAAAGAACTTTCTAAATTCACTCATTTCTTTATCACCTCTTTTATTACTAATATATTCCTTGAAATCTTCACCCTTTAACATAGATACTAGGAAATGAAGACAATAAACACCACATTCAGTATTCTGGTGTTGATGTTTTATATCATTATACAGGAATTTAATATCTTTTTGTATCTCACAGCATTGTTCTTGAACCCTTTTTACAAAATCAACAACTTCATTCTTTGGTTTTGACGCAAGAGAATCAAAGTAATAAATACATGGTTGTTTCTTAATATTAACACCTTTTAGGTCTATATAGAGGGAAAACCAATGTTCTCCTGATTTATTGTGTGGATCAGTATTAAATACCATTCCTAAAAAATCTTTTCCATCTTTCCTAATTTCTTTTATATTTATATTGCATAGTTCATCAGATACACATTTATTTAATGTTATCTTTTTATCAAAATCTATTGGATTCGCTCCTAAATACTGGAATTTTTGATAGGCGTCTTCATATTGTTCCATAACATTATTTATATCAACTGTAGATAACCATGCATTCGGATTAGAACTCCACTCTTCTGGCATATCGGGTCTAAAACTATTTTCAAATATTTCTTTTTCATCGTCTGATAATTCATTTTTTATTATTCCAAGACTTTTCCAACACGTCTCCGTCTTACACGATGTTTCTTCCTTTATTTTCTTAGATATTTCATTATAGAGTGCTTTTTTAGTTTTATAAATGTGAATACCATATTCATAATTATTTAATGTTTCTGCAATTTTCTTAAGTAACGGATATCCCAAACATGATACTTTATTATTAATTTGAGATGGAGAACAATGTCCATTTACAAACATTATATATATATTTAAAATATTTAAAAAATATTCAATAAGGATAGATAAATGGACAAAATGTTAGACTCTAAAGAAATTATTCTTGAGAATATAGAAGTTATTTTTAAGGAATATTTTAGTATAAAGGAGAATGAAAATGAAACACTTTTAAAACTTGCTGAAGAATTAAAAGAAGTTAGACAATGTAATAAAAAATTAACCACTGAAATTTCTGAAAAAGATAAACTCCTTATTGTGAATGATAGAAAAATGGTTGATTATGAAGTTATGATTAATAAAATACAAGAAGATGCTATGAAAGAAAAAACAGAAAAAGAAAGATTTGATATGTTAAAAAAGCAAGATAAGGAGATCCATGAAAGAGATATAGAAATTCAACGTCTTCAAAAGAAAGTGGATATGTTAGAAGATAAATTAACACTTCTTGATAAAACATCAAGTGTAGATGACACTATTGCAGAGGTTAAAGAATCTGGTCCCCTTGTTCAAAAAATGAAAGAAATCCAAGAAAAACAAGAAGTTGATGTAGAATCTAGTTCAGAAGAAGCAGAAGTAGAAACAAAGGTTGTTGATAATCCAGATGAAGAAGCAGAAGTAGAAACAAAGGTTGTTGATAATCCAGATGAAGAAGCAGAAGTAGAAACAAAGGTTGTTGATAATCCAGATGAAGAAGAAGAAGTAGAAACAAAGGTTGTTGATAATCCAGATGAAAGACTAGATGAAGGAGAAGAAACTGAAGAATTATCTGAAGAAGAAGATGCAGAAGTAGAAATTATAACTTATTATAAGAAAGATTATTATCTAGTTGTAAATGAGTCCCCACAGGGAATTTATATGATAGAGGATGGGGGATTGGGAAACAAAGTTGGAGAAATAAAAGGTGGTAAGAAGGTTTTTTATAAATCTTCTAAGAAATGAATATATTGATTATAAAGGGATGTTTCAGTTTTAAAATTAAAATGTTCTCTAAAACCATCTTTATCATTTTTATAGAATTCCATTAATTCCGGATCTAAATAATTACTTTTACAGATTGCGGGTGTATTATGCAATTTAATTGAAACACTCTCAATACATTTTTTTAATTCACTATTCTTATTTTTCATTAGTTCTTTAATAAATTCTATATTTGCCCCCCATGTTCTAAAATCTTTAGCAGTAAATTTCCCAAATTGTTTAAGATATTTATTAACATCTGATGATTTAATATTATAATATTTTTCACCTCTTCTATATGTAAATATACGGTCAGTTTTACTTATAGTCCTCTTCTTTTGACGCAAGGTCTTTACCAATTTTTTATTCTTAATAGTACATACATTTCTAACATTTTTCTTACCATTAAAATCAATAACTAGTTCATCCTTACTTTTTACTCTTATATGTTTACCTTGTAGTGTTGTTGTTCCATATGATTTATTCTTTTTAGAATAAACATCATTACCAATTCTAAACTGACATTCCATAATTAGTTTTAGAATAATTGCGATTTGTTTATTTTTAGAATCTTTAACAGTATAAAGGTCATCATTTATTTTCTTATTTATTTTGTTAAAATTCTTACCAAATAATATCATTTTATCAAACTTTTTATAACTTTGAGATTGAGTGTATTTTTTATTATAAACATATTGCGATCTATTTTTATCATCATAACCTATTGCTAATATTTTTTCATCCTTTTTAAGGTTTATCTTTACATTGTCGTATGCAGGAGCAATATAAACACCTTTAATCGCATCATCAATTTTTTTCTTATTTTTTATTTCTTTATCATTTTTATCATAATACTTATGATTATATTTTTTACCTATTTTTCTCCAAATTTTACGAACGATAAAGTCATCCATACTATATATAATAGAATTATTTTGTTATGCATTTTTTATTAATTTCGCCCACTCCGATGGATCATTTTTATTTGGAGGGGCATCAAGGTATTCCCAATCATAAAACCCACATGCATCAGGATATTCTGCCTTTATACTAGTTACAACTTTTACAAATGAGTCATCACTAAACTGTCCCGACATCATACCCATTACTATTTTTTCTTCTGGATATCCATTATTTATTATTGCTTTATACGTATCAAGACTGAACGATTCATAACACTGACAATAAAAAAAATCAATCATTTTTCCTTCTGGTGAATTAAATAAATCTTTGTAAACAAATCCACCCATACCCGGGTTATCACTTTCCATTGCCGATGAAACTGGTGCCATACTAATTATAAAGTTTTCTCCAAAGTCATTGCGTATTTTACTTATTAGTTTCTTAATATTATCCATAGTAACCGTTTCTTCAACATCTATATTGATACCCTGAATCCATGGTTTGGATAACAGGAAATCACATAAAGTTTTATAATATACATCTAGATTTGAGAATAGTTCTTTAAATGCACCCCCAGCTCCGCCTACCATACATGATATATGTATGTCTTTTTCTGAAAGATTCTTAGTCTCTTCCCATAACTGTTTAAATTTCACATTATCCGGTTCATTATCATTTAAGTATATCTTATTATCTCCAAAATGAATTGATGATATGATTAAATTTGTTGCATCACAATTAACTTTTAATTTTTCTAAACCTACAAATGTTTGATAGTAATAGATGATCTTCATTTTATTATTTAATAATATTTTCCCTTTATATATAAATGAACTATTTTATATATATCCTTATCATTACAGTAATTTTCTTAATTTATGTAGAAATTAGCGTTGGAGGGATAATTTATAGAGTCAATGCATCTGGAATAAAAAATATTCAATTCGGAAATATCATCCACTACCTTGTAGACCCCCTTCACAATAAGTTCTTGTGGAATCCAAGTCTTTTAGATGTCAATTATGTCTTTGTTTTTCTAGTGTCAAGTGTCTTATATAAATATGTTTATGATACACCTTAAAATAATCACGCTCCCGCACCAGGGTTACATCCACAACAGAAGGTGAGGACGAAGAAACATCCAAACCCTATACAACATCCTAGGAGCCAATCCGCCATCTCATCAAGTATTTATTAATACATTAATAAATAGTTATTCAAATTTAAAAAAAAATATCATGTTTACCTTTCCCCACTGTATATCTCACGAATCACCGGGTTTCTTGAACTTGATCTCACCTGTTTCGGTGCACTCTGTCCACTTGTTTCCATTCTTTGTCCAAACACTCTTTATTCGTTCTTCTTCACTTCTTGAGACATCAATCATCGGCGCCTTCTCCTGACATATCCGCATGTAATCAAACATCTTCATATTTCCTTTATTCACCTTCATCTGACAGCAGTATTCCATCAGTTGTGGAACAAGACTATTGACTAGTGTGCATTGACAGACACCGTTGTTGATAGGGACAGTGAGGCGGTTTGAGACCGTGTTGTCCATAGGGACACTGAGATCGTTTGACATCGTGTTGTCCATCTTTGTTTGTTGTATTATCTTTCAACATTATTCAAATTTAAAAAAAATATCATGTTTATTCTTTGTGATCATGTTTGATTTACATGGTTGCTATCTGCGCGCCAGTTCCTTCATCTCCAGAGATATCTCCTTCATCTCCAGAGATATCTCCTCAAACTTCTTATTCTGCTGCTCAATAATCTTCCCCTGCTGCTTGAGAAGTTCTACCAACTCCTCCTTCGTAACCGATTGCCCCTGCTCTTCCTTCTCCACCGCTTTGCGGCGTCCGAATTCCCGTAGTTGCTCCACCTCGGCTGTTTCCCTTTGCCGCTGAACGCGTTGGGCTCTCCGCAGGACGAACCTGTGCGCACTCCTCACCTTCTTCTTCTTGGCGACAGCTTCCGTCTCCTCCTTGGCGGCAGCTTCCTTCCCCCGCCTCTCCTGATCCCCTTTAATCTTGCCATTGATACGGGATCCGAGTTCTTCCACGAATTCACGACCGCGCCCGTGACCGACATAATCACTCGTAATGATTGGATGTTTTTCACCTTCGGCCCTGAAGATGTCACCGAAGCCATTTGGACCAGGGGCATGATAGTGGACCTCCTCCGCCCCGTCCGAGAGCTTTACGTTCCACTGTGCATCACAAGTTCCCCTCCCCCATTCGTTTTTAAAATCTGCATCCATGACGTTGTGTTTGTAGCGGAGGTGGGGGCGATCACGTCGGCCCCGTGTTGGCTTGCCTGGATTCTCAATCTCATTGATCTTGAAGTCAGATATTTGACCAACACCATTGATGGAGAACCGTGAGTTCTCGTCTATACTGCCCATGATACCATTCACTACCTCTTTCATGGACTGAACCATTATTCACTGTTGTCTTCTTTGTTAGGTTGTTACCATGACTCTCAAAGTGAGTTTCAAATTTAAATATTTTCAAGCAGAACAAAACTAATGTAAGATGAGGCATACGACTAGACAAAAATAATTTTATAAGTTATATAATAAGCGATGTATAATGGATTAGTAAAATCTGTGAGGCACATACAAGTTAAACGAATATCTTTTCATCCAAAATTATTTGAAGCAATTATAACTTATCAACCACACCCAACAGAGTCTGATGAGAGTGATGAATTAGAATATCAAAAACAACTGATGAACGATGTAGTTTGTCATAACTGGTTTATGACGGATAGAGGTAAAAGACTTCTTTTATCAAAAGACAATTGGGAGACGGATGTAAATTAAGACGCTTTTTGAATTTAAAAAAAACTAATCTATCCTATCTAAAATTTTTTTTTGTCTTTCTTTGGTTGGTATCTACAAATTGCCCCTTGACTCGCAGAGAAGGATCGTGTATCTACTTCCTCCGGGGAATTCCATCTCTTCTTCTTCTCCAGCGCAATCTGCCCCTGTATTTCTCCACAGAAGTTCCAGGAAAGGAGCAGTCTTAACCATTCCAAATGGCATTTGTGTCTTCTCCTCATCCATGTATACTGTTATCCGCCCCGGCGCGTAGAGCAGAGGGAGGGCGAGGATCCCCTCACCGAAGACGGCAACATCCAACTCATCACCTGTTGCGGTAGACCAGTCTTCTTCACCGGTTGCAGTAGTCAAGTCTTCTTCATCGCTTGAAGGCCAGTCGTCCATCGTGTTACCACTGGCATTCCCAGGAAGGTGTTCACGTCCATTCCCTTCAGGGAACATCGCCGAGATCTCTTTCTTGAACGCGATCGCTTCTTCAATGGTGAGTTCCTTGACAGTCTCCCACACCTTCCCTTCGTGGACGAATGTCTCCTTCTCTTCTGCGGGAGGTGGAGAGGTACGGTAGTATCCCCACCCCTGTTCACCATTCTTGTGAATGTATCCGTCAACCGCTCCTACCCAGTCATCCGCCGCGAGGAAAGGGACTCCCCCAGGATCAGGTCCCTCCCCCCTCAGATCCAACCACTCCTCTGTGCTTTTGCGTGCTCTCTCCAACCGACGCTTCTCTCCCTCATTGACAACAGGGTCTTGAGCACTAGGTATGATAGTCTTCGTCCCTGAAGAGAGTTGGCATCCAGCCGCCTCTTCTGCCGTAGCGCGGACAAGAGCTATAGCGCGAGATACCTTGTCATTGTTAGTGAGCAGCTGTGTGTACTCTGGACCATCGCAGTCTTTGATCCCTTCGGTGTGGGATTGAGAGAGTCCTGTTGGGTAGCGGACCCCGTTGACTGTCTGCCAGTTCGCGGAGCTCATCTTCTGTGTTCGTGTGTTCGCGAGTGTTCGTGTGTTCGTGAGTGTTCGTGAGTGTTCGTGTGTTGTTTGTGATACCTGATCAACTGGATTTCAAATTTTGAAGAAGAGGAGAATCTCCTCCCAGAAATCCTTTCCTGGAGAAAATTTGAAACACCCTTTGAGAGTCATAGCACAACAAACAACTCATACGAATCACATTCGCAACAGACTCACAACTCTCACAACTCTCGCCAAGAGATGCCTGCTTTCTCTCACAACAAGAACAACCTCACCTGGGTCCGTCCCGATGGACCCTACGGCGTTCCTCCTCAGACACAGAAGAAGCCCTCTCTCAACTACACCGCAAAGGCCATGCGAGAAATCGCAGAGGTTGAGGACTACATCATCAAGCAGAACACGACCCCTGAGGAAATCAACCTCCTGAAAGAGATCAACAACCTTCAACTGGAGATCATCACGGAAGGACCCTTCCATACCGACTCGTTCTTGGAGGTGGATATGGACGACATGGACAACTTTGAAGACCAGTGCAACATGAAGGAAGCATACCATGCCCTCCTCGCCAAGTCGCCCCAAGGGAAGGGCACTTACCTCTACCAGTCAAGTCAGACGGGTGGATGGGAGTGGACCACCGGAGGTGTGGTCGCTAACGAAGCAAGGGCAAGACAATCCAAGTCTGGTCTTGTAGAGGTTGATGACAAGAACCGCATCATGACTCCAGTAGAGGTCACCACGAAGGGAACCAACTACATCCAAGGCAACTCTGACTACGGCAAGGTCTACATCGACCTCAAGTTCACCAAGTATATCCCGGGTATCGGGGAGAAGGTGAATTGCGTCATTGGACTCAACGGAGGTGGTTCCATGCCCTGGAAGTGCTTCCGTATCCCTCAATAGATAGAAGGAAGACAAAAGAAAAGACAAAAAAAATTCCATCCCTTTTTTTATGAAATTTGAATTACATACAGAAGTATATTAAAACAAAGAAGTGTATTAAAAGAAAGAAGTGTATTAAAAGAAAGAAGAAGATGGCCGGCAGTTGCTTCTCAGGCGACTGTGGGTTTTGCAGTGGTTGTTCGGGGGATGCGGGATCGAAGGTTGTGAATTACCTTTCCCACAATGAGTTCTACAAGATGAACACTGGGGAAGATCCACCCAAGGGAATAGAACCGAAGAACCCAAGGGTCCTCTGGCAGGAGATGATTAACTGCTCAGACCTTTACCGTATCCGTGTAGAGTTTGATACATGGGGGAAGTTTGTGAAGCGTCTACGGATAAGGCAGAAAGTCTTGCGACAGAACAAGATCATGTATGCACACGACCCGCCGGGTATCTTCTGGGAAATCCGTGCGAGTCATATTGAATTTTTGAAAGGATGTACGGAAGAAGGAGTTGTTTACGGAGAAAAAAGGTGCCTGAAACCCGACACAAACGATATTGAATCTATTATCGGGGGCAGAGGGGGTGTAGACATCAGCGCGATCGCTGGAAAGGTCGTTATTAGGGGAGGGGGTCTCTTTGATATAGATGCCCGGAAAAAGCAAATGAACCTCAAAAATGAAGATTATGAAGTATACTTTGATAAGTTTCAAACTTATCTTGTTGAAGTAAACGAGAAGCTGAAAGAGTATGGTGTGTCACTGGGAGGGGAATACCTTGGGAAAGTGCCACCGTTTATCAATGTCGGGGATAAACAATATAAATTTTGGGACGACGATCGTGTCATGTGTGATGAACCCGAATGTTCTCTTATGGGACACTGTATGATCCATTGGGATGAGGGCGACAACTACACTGGGACACGCCCCCCTTCAGAGGACTCTTACTACTACGGACACATTATTGCGACGGTTCCAAAATACACACACAATAAGAAACATGAACTCTGTCTAACATGTGCCCTGAAGGCAGCAAACACTGTCAGCATCTAAAGGTGAGGTAGTATAGCATGGCATTCCCACATATAAGTTTTAAAAAAGGAGTAGACAGGTGTATCTTCTGGATACATAAAATTTTTTTCTAATTTAGGCAATACTATTTTTAGTTGTTGATCTGGAGAATATGGTTTATCATTATTGAATGTTATTTCTCCATTATTTTTTGTTAGGTAGTTATGGAAATCTATCATAAGTGGTGCAAGGTCGTGTTTGTAATACCACCTCCATTCAGGACATCCTTTAAAATAATATTCAAAAGTCCATGCAATTGATTTTAGGTAATCTTCACATATTTTAGAGATATCTTTTTCAAGCAACATTTTGATGGAAGGGTCAATGTTATAGGTGTTGTATATGTTATGTGCATAATACATATTTCTATAATTTTCATGTTTGAAAATGATATCTTCATGTTTCCTGAATATAGTTGGTGCAAAATTAATAAAATCATTAAATTCTTTTTCATCGGGATCAATGAAATCGGTAAATGTATGTTTTTTTATATCCTCTATACATGTTATTTTATGGAGGAATTTACCATACCTATTTCTATTATGGTATTCCCTTGAACTCCTTTTCTTCATTGTTCTATCTATGATATGTTTTTCTTTCTTTGCAATTTCTTTAATAAACTTACAAAAATGATCCATATTTATTTTCATGTCATCTTCTATAAGATAAAACATTCCAAAGTTATCATTTTGCAGACGACTATATGCTGTTTCTAAATAATCCATACCACCATATCTTAAGTTATTACATGGACTTGGTAAAATGAAATCATTCCCGATTAAAAAGCATAGAAATAGATAATCATTAAGGATTCTTTCATCGCTTATCTTATATTGTGTTTCTGGATTAATTTCTTTAATAGACTCTATACGGTATTGTTTTAGCAACATTACATTTAAATAAATATAGTTATCTTGAAGTCCTTCAATATTGTATTCTGTTCTTTCCCTTAAAAGGTATATATTGTGCTTCCTTATCATAGAAAGCATAATAAGGTCTGCATCCAATCCATAAACAACAGAAATCTTTTCATTATCAACATTTTTATCCAGGAATTCCATTATTTTATGTTCTCCTTCACCCGGTTCGTTTGAATCTGAAAAAACAGTTGTTACTGGAAAATTCCGTAGTTCATTTTTAAGGAACTTATTTAGTCTTTTCATGAAAGGTGTCCCGGGTGTGATTTGATTCGTATCCCATATTTTATTTTCTTGAGATGATTTAAGTCTTCTTTGTCTCTGTTGTTCCATTTTAGTCCTTGGTGCAGGTCCATCTATTGCAATGTAAATAATATCTTTAACACCTGTTATTTCAATACATTCGTTTATTTTTTCTAAAATTGCAGAAAACATTTCATTTTCGTTTGTTTTCCCAGCACAACATGGGTGTATTGCGCAGTTTAAATCAAATAATAGATTATTTACATTTATTTTTTTCCTTGATTCTGTAATTATTTCTGGGTGTTGACTAATTAAATGTTTATAGAAGAGAGGGATACCCATTTTAATTATAAATATATACCGTCCTTTATTTTTATATATTAAAATAAAATATATATAAGAATATATAGAATGGATAATCTTTCAAACCCTTTAAACCTTTTAGCAACAAATATGTGTTCTCCAATGGTAATCTACATTGTATTTGTAGTAGTTACCGGAATTGCTCTATTTATGACACGTTCTACTCTTAAGAGATACAACACTGAAAAGATGGATCAACTTTTCAATATTCACTTGATGAATGAAGTTAAGATGGTTGTTGTTATTGGTGCTGTAATCTATGGTTTATGTCAGTATAACCAGGTCAATTTAGCATGGATATTCTTAATATTCCCCGTTATCTACGTTTTATTGAAGAGTATTTTAGTTTTTGTTCCTGTATCTTCGGCAAATCAGAATGCCCCCGTTCCTAAAAACTTTAATCAGGAAGAAATGATGAAACAGATTCAGCAGGAAAATATGCAGCAAAAGATAATACAACAACAGCAATCATCTCAGGTGGAAAGTAAAGGTGTTATGGAAACACCCGTAAATAAAGATATCGGTGGTTTAGGAGGTGGTTTATCCCCCCCACTTAACTCGGGGTTGAGTGGTAATGATCCTATGATGAACGGGAATATGATGGGTTTTTAAATATTTTATATAATTAAAATGGAATTTAATAAATATATAATCGTTTTTTTATACTTATTTCTATTACAGTCAATTTATATACTTTATAAATATGACAATATACCATTTATATATATAATTATCATTGGTTTTCCAATGGTTAAAGCATTATTAGACTATCGTGTATGTAGTGTTGCTTATGCTGAATGTAAATTACGTGGTATAAAGAGGGAGGAATCTTTGGTTAATAGATTTTTAGATCCTATTGTTGATCTAAGGTATAGTGATCATATATATCCTCTATTTGCGGTAAGTTTCGTAATATTGTATATATCTATCACAAAATATTTAAAAAGATATATTATTAAGATATAGTATGAAAGGGTATCTTTCCTTTGACGTGGGTATTAAAAATTTGGCATATTGTCGTTTAGATGAAAATAAAGTAATTCAGGGGTGGGGGATTATTAATTTAAATGAAAATCCTCAATGTGATGTTCATTTGAAGAAACGTTGTGAAAAACAGTGCACTTATGAAGTAAAGGGCGATGATAAAGTGAAATATTGTTGTACTGCACACAGTAAACGTTTTCCTAAAAAGAAAAAATTAAATACAAATCATGATATATTGAAGATATCTCAATTAGCAGTGAGTAAATTAAGGGAATTAGATTTAAATGGAGTTACTCATGTATTGATAGAGAATCAACCAGCATTAAAGAATCCAGTAATGAAGAGTATACAAATGATAATATATACGTTTTTTGTTATGGACGGTGTTATGAAGGATGATTCCTCAATTGAGACTATACATATGGTTAATGCAAGGAATAAACTAAAAGTTTACAAGGGACCTCCAGTGGAGTGTAATAAAAAGGGTAAGTATGCCCAGAACAAATACTTAAGTGTTGAGTATACGAAGGAGATGATTAAAGAAGATGAAGATAAATTTATAGAATTATTTGATGAATCAAAAAAAAAGGATGATTTAGCAGATGCTTATTTACAGGGTATCTATTGGATAGAAAAATAAATTCCTGAAATATCCAAATAAAATGAGTCTATTAAATATAATTTTTGTGACTAGCGTTTAATTTCTATATTATAAATATTTAAAGAATTTATTTCATAATTAAGAATAATGCAAAATAATGTTTTATTAACCTCATTACAGAATTATTATTCAGATAATAGAAATGCATCTAAATTATTAGAAATACTAAAAGAAGAAGATAATAAGATATCTTTACGTATTATAGATTGGTTTGTAACTAATTATTCTAAAAAAAATAACATATATTATTCAATTTTTGAGACACCTACGAAAAAGAAAACATTTGTATGTGAAAATAATAAGATCTTAAGGCAATTTAATACTTATCATGCGTATAAATCTCAATTAAAGTCATTTTCAAAAAAAAAGTTTGATCCATTTTGTCGTCGGGATAGAATTACTTTTGATTGTAATGGGTCCCCTATAGAGACTACTGTTGGTCAATTAAATTTCTTTAAATGGGCGATTGATAATCTTATTATAGATTACATAAAAAATAATTATATGGAGATAGAGGATGATATGAATACTTGTTATAATTCTGTAAAGGTTCAGAAAAAAGAGAAAAAAGAGAAGAACGAAAGAAAGCGTAGACAGGAATTATCAAAGTCTGCATCACGCGGATTAAATTCTAATAATATGAAAGTAGTTCTTGATTTTAATTAAATGGTTTAAATGCTTTATCACCTATATTTTTATAAGTATTTTTAAACATATCTATCGGTAATGGTATTTGACATATTGTTTCAGAAAATTCTAATTCATCATTTTTAAAATTACGTAGGTAACATATAAAGTCATATTATTATCATATATAATTGACTCATTATATATAATACAGTTAAAAAAAGGGCACTTCCGGGAATCGAACCCGGGACCTCTTGCACCCAAAGCAAGAATCATACCACTAGACCAAAGTGCCAAAGTGCGTCGTCCGGGACTCGAACCCGGGTCACCAGCTTGGAAGGCTGATATGCTAACCCCTACACCAACGACGCAGATATCTCAGCGAGGTTTCGATCCTCGGTCCTCCAGGTTATGGGCCTGGCACGCTAACCACTGCGCCACTGAGATTAAAAAAATTTTATTTTATTATAATTATTATTTTAAAGATTCATTTTAAACTCACCTTTATTCTGAATCCTTACGCTTTACCTTACGGACCTTCTTGACAACCTTCTTCTTCTCTGGTTCCGGTTCCGGTTCCGGTTCCGGTTCTGGTTCATCCTTTACATCTTCAACTTCTTCATCACTTGAATCTTCAATCATTTGTGGAGTAACAGATTGCTGGCGGGGAAGAGGAGGACCGTCATCATCTTCATCATCTGAATCACTCATAATTGCAAATTCCTGAAGACCTCCCTCTGGAACCTTTACCCGAACCTGTTCCGCCTTCCAAGTGCATCCGAACTTACCATTTGCAACCCAGATACCATTACACTTCATCACCACCTTGATAAGAGCACCCTTTACAATAAGCTTTGTAATATCTGTGGGGTTTTCAGTTGTCCCTTCAACATCAAATACATTCTTATCAGAATCATAGATAGAGAAATCCTTGAACTTGCCATCTCTCTTATTGATCTTGAAAGCGAAGGAATCTGGATACTTTCCATTTGGTTCACCCGTTTCTGGATCAGTAGATACCTTCACCATAGGAGTATAAAGTTCCTTTAGAGTTTCATCCGAAAGCTTAGGCTTGCGGAACCATGACTGACTGTTATCACCTGCCTTCTTTAGAATCATCTCGTCCATAGCGCCCGCCCAAGTATGGAAATCCCGCATACTCTTGTTACCATCAAGATCCTTCATGGAAAACTTCACCGAATACTTGCCAGAGTTGTCGTTATCGGCGAAGTAGGAAGGGTCAAATGGAACTTCAACTTCTGGAGTAGTTACGTAGAGGGAATTGATCCCTCCGCCATAGTTGAGGAAAAGCATCTTGCCTCCGTTGTCCATCGTCTTCGGTGCAGAGATCGTGATCTTGGAAAAGTCAACCTTGCTTGGATTCATTGCCATTCTTCTTTGTTGTTTTCTGTGTTTTCTGTGTTTTCTGTGTTTTCTGTTTTTTCTGTGTTTTCTGTTTTTTCTGTGTTTTCTGTGTTTTCTGTGTTTTCTGTTTTTTCTGTTTCTGTTCCTTTTCTGTTTTAATATAGTATCATACCTTTATATATGTTTCAAATTTTAAATTTTAAGGGTTTATTTTTACTTAAATATTTTTTTAAAAGAAGAAGTAAAGGACATGTGTAAAAAAGAAGGTTGTGTTGGAAAAAATAATAATAAATATGGTGGATTTTGCTATAAACATAGGAGGGAATATTTGGTAGATGTAAGTACTAAACGGATAAAACTAGAACACTGGACAGATAAATGTTCGGATTATTTAAAGAGTGATATTATAACTTCAATATTATACATTACAAAAAAACTACCGATTGACCAGGGATGCTCTACATGGGATAAAAAAGATTTATTCCATTTATTATCAGACGAGATAGAAAAATTTAATAAATATTCTGTGGATGACATTAAAAATATAAAAAAAATTCAAGTAATGTTTAAGAATAAAAGAAATGATTTTATAAAAAATTTACGAGGTGAAGGTTATATAGATAAAGATAAATGTAATAACGACACTGATTTTTTTACATATGATGGAATTAATGATATAGAAGATAAATATTTCTTCTCTTATAAAGATAATAATAATTTTATTTGGTTTTTTGATGTAAGGTCTTTTAATAAATTAATTGAGATGAATCAGAATAATCCCTATACTAGAGAAGAAATTCCCAGGAATGTCAAGAAAAATGCAGAAAAATTATCTAAACACATAAATTTGACAGATGAAGATGATCTAGTTAATAATGATGATATAATATTAACCCGTAAGCAAATAATTAAACAGAAAACCATAGATATTTTTTCTGATATGGAGCAATTTGGATATGGATGTAATATTAATTGGTTTCTAGAACTAAATTTAAGGAGATTAAAGAATTTGTATAAGCATCTAGAAGATATTTGGAATTATAGGTTAAATTTATCATATGAAACAAAATCAAGAATATCACCACCAAATGGTATTGTATTTAACATACCTATTCTTGAAGTGAACAATATTACGGGAATACTTCAGTTGCAGGAAATAATATTAAATGAAATAATGAAATTTAATAATGCTGTTACAATTGAAGATAAGAAGTTAGGTTTGATGTATTTCTTATTGGGATTGGGAATTGTTTCAAGGGAATGTTATGAAGCACATCAATGGATAATCCATGCTGTATATTAAATCGCCCTAAAATTATTTAAGAAATAAACACCATACTATATCATAATAAGTGCGGTAAAAGAATAAAAATAAAAAATAGAAAATAATAAAATGGCTAAGAAAACATCCTCCAAAGCATCCAAGAAAACCTCTGCTGCTAAGAAAGTAGTTGAACCAGTTGTTGAGACCCCTGTTGTAGAAACTGTTGCTCCTCAGGAAGTTGCCGAAGACAACTATGATCAGGAATTTGCCACTGTCCTTGAGCAGTTGACTACTGCCCAGTCCATGCTTAAGTCTCTAACCACCACGGTCCGTCAGCTAGAAAAGCGTGTTGCCCGTGATCGCAAGGTTATGCAGAAGAAAATGAAGGGTCGCGCCAAGCGTGTTGTTGACCCCAACAAGCCCCCGAGTGGTTTTGCCAAGCCCGGTCCAGTTTCTGATGAACTCCGTGCTTTCCTCAAACTAGGTTCTGATGAACTCATTGCCCGCACCGAGGTAACCAAGAAGATCACGGAATACTGCAAGAAGCATAACCTCCAGAAGCAGGAAGACAAGCGCACCATCAATGTTGATTCTGCTCTAAAGAAACTCCTCCGCCTCAAGAAGGGTGATGAACTAACCTTCTTCAACCTCCAGAAATACATGAAGGTCCACTACCCTAACAAGGAAGGTGTCTTTTCCAATTAATGGATTACATCTAGTTCCAGTATTGTCATTCTTAGATTTTTAAATAAATAACCCCTATTTCCTTTAAAGATTTTATCATTTCTTCTAACTTTATTTTTTGATTGTAGAAATACTAACCATTTATTAGTATTTTTAATCTTCATATAATTTGTGTTTTCCAACCTGCAAAATTTTAAAAAAGCATTAAGTCTTTGATATAATTCTGCCCTTATAAGGAAATACGCCGTCACATTTGTCCCCTTATCAATATCTACCGAATTTTTAGTAAGGACGTTATGCATAACCTTTTTTGCTTGAAAAATTGAGTAATATTTTTCTATGGTAACCAATGTACTAAACGCCATTTTAGGATTATTATATTTCTGTGAAATAAGGAAACAATTTATTAAATTTGCCCATATTTCAGTATATGCTTCGTGTGTATTAAGTTTTGATAATTTTATATTATATTTTTTTTCATAATCTTTAATAATTTCATTACTGTCAGTATAATTCGCATGTCCCAAAGAATGAAATATTTCGTGCAATGTTACTTTTAATATTTCTTCTTTTCTCCAAATATTGATAATAGAATTCCCGCCTTCCATCATACATGAACCAGAATTAACTTCGTTTTTTGTAAGTATGCCCTTTTTAATAAATTTTTTCTCATCTGATAAATGATAATTAATTGTTATATCGGTTTTCACAGGATGTATAGATAGAATATACTGAATATATTTTTTTAATTCAGGTATGAAATTGCTAGATGATATCTTTTTACCACTGAATAAATTTAAAGTGATAATATTATTCGTAAATTTCAATACTAATGTATACTTAAGGTTGTATTTTTCTATTTTATCTTTTATATTTTTAGATGCATAGGATAATTCATATTCATTTTTAAATTTTTCTTCAGAGAAAGAACTTGATATTTCCTCAAATGGTAATATTCTCACACCTTTAAAAAAATTATATAATTTATTTAATTCTTGTGATTTTATTATACTCCCCTTGATACGAGGGTATATATGGTCAAAAATAATACCGTTCTTAGTGAACATTATATTAATTTAAAGTATATAAAAATTGATGGTAAAACTACTATATGAATTATCAATAATCACTCTGGAAGGTGGTTTTCTAATGTAGAGATAATATGTCCCTGTTTTTGAAAATATATAGATAACCTTCAAGACTGAATTATCATAGTCATTTTTTTTAATGACAAGGTTTATGAATTCATCATTATCAAGGTGTGTAATATCAATGCTTTTCTCTGCCCTTACAATTGCAGTATTTCTATATTTAAATTTACGAATGATATCTTCCTTTACATTTTTAGGTATTGATTTATAAAGTAGTATCATTAATTTATATTCTTTTGATTCTAAAAAACTATTATAATAAGAGAACATTAAGTTATAATCTTCTTCTGTAAGATCTATATCCCGGAATAATAATTTCAAATTATAAATTTTTCTCTTTTCATCGTCATAAAGGGTCTCATACGCCTCATTTATTTTTCGGAATTTATCGCTACTACCGTTATTTTTATCAGGATGATATTTTAAGGATAATTTATGATAACTTTTTTTAATATCCTCTTTTGTACATGTTTTATCAAGGTTTAATATACTGTAATAATCATCCATAATTCAATATATGATATATCTTAATAAAAAGCGCTTCTACGGAAATAATATCGCGATATGCTTTTTTTATTATATAATTATAGTGAGCGATTTCTTTAATTATTAATTCAGTTTTAGAACGACTATATGACATATTTTTAAGGAAATTGGAAAATACTTTTGATATATCTAAGTTAAGTTCTTTAATATTCATTGAGAGTTTCTTAATTTCATTAATATTAAACGGACGATGCATAATATCATTTATGGTTCTATCAACCCTTTCATAGATATTTTCATATTTTATATCCCTATCATAGTATAATCTAAATAAATTACCAATACTATATTTTTCACACTCTTTAAGTAAGAGGAATGCATTATACTTTACATTATTTTTATCTAGAAGATACTTAAAATAGATATATTTATCATATTTATTCGGTTCATTAATCTTTATTGAAAAACAACTACTACGAATAGAAGAATCTATTGAAAAAAGTTTATTCGTAATTAGTATGAACCTTGATGTTTCTGAATATTTTTCCAGAAATACCTTTATATTCTTTTGTATTATATCGGGAATAATGTTATAGTTGTCAATTATAATATATTTAATAGTATCGTTAAAATGATCGTAGTTTTTAACTATGGAATTTATTTTCTTAATTGAGATGTGTTTTAGATGATTAGAGAAATCAAAAATATAATAGTTTTTATTACCTTTAAAAGAAACTTTATCTTCTTTTATTTCCCGTGTATTACCAAATATTTTTTCAAATATATATTCAATAAGGAATGTTTTACCAGATGCAGAAACCCCATGAATAACCATATTGGGTTTTTTATGCACTATTAAATTTCTAAGGTTGTCAAACTTTTTATAGTGAATTATTTCATCACTTTCTTCTTTTCTTAAAGTGATGATACTATCCATATTAAAATACATTAAGTTTCATTCTTTATATTATTATTTAATAACTATTATGAAACTTTTAATAATTAAAGAAAATTTTGATCTAAAACGTATTATCTTTAGAGAAAGTAAAAATTCTATAAAAATATCATATAATATAAATTTTGTATCAATGATAGGTATAACCTTGAACATTAAATATGATACATTAATTGATAGAGGAACATATGTTATCATGAAAATAAATACCGAGGATGAAAAAATAATCCATGATATAGACCGTTATTTTAATGGACTAATTAAAAATTATGATAAAATAATGATTAATGGAACTATAAAAGTAAAGAAACATAATGAATATTCCCCCTCTTTAAATAAAAAAGTAGCGATTACAATGAACAGTATTAAAAAAAATACTTACGGTAAAAACAAAGTTCAAATATTCAGTATTTAAAATATAGTATTACAAATGGATCAAGGAAATACCGAAGACTTAACATTCAAATTATTGGCAAACCCCACAAAATTAAAGAAAAAAAATAAAACAATAGTTTTAACAGAAGATGATAATTTCTTTCTAAAAATAAAGAAAAAATATCCAGAAATGTTATTATTCAATAGTGATAAAAATAATATTTTAAAAAAAATTGAAAGTATATTAATTGAAACTACAATAACAAACATAGTGGAAAGTATTATTAGAGAAATAGAGTATGAACTCTTATTATGAAGATATATTTAAAGTAATTATTAAAAATGATTTAAACAAGTATTTTGAAGAATTTGAAGGTGAAAAAGATAACCTTAAGGAACTTATTGATGAATTTGTATCAAAGAAGGAACTTTCTTTTGAAGAACCAAAAAAAGAATATAAGGAAAATAAAACACATAAGTTCCGCGACCGTATTAAATATGAGAATAAAGAAGGTAAGTGCTTGGCGCGTGTATGGAACTGTGGGATGGGAGGACAATGCAGTTTTACAGGAAAATATAATGGTTTCTGTAAAAAACATTCTGAAAAAGGTTATGATTGGTGGTTGGGGACAATAGATTGTCCTAGACCCGAAAGACCAGTTAATCATAAAGATAAGGTTCATATATGGTTAAGTTAATATTTACAATACAGTGAGTTCGTCAATTTGACCATCGGTGAAAGCTTCGGCACCTACGGGAGCAGCATTGCTAAGGTCGCACTGACCGTTTCCACCCTTCATGGTTTCAACTTCTTCTCTTCTGCGGGTGGAGCGGCGGGCAACACGACGGGCCGAGCGGCGGGCACTGCGGCGGGCAACACGACGGGCCGAGCGGCGGGCACTGCGGCGAGCAGAGCGGCGGGCAACACGGCGGGCAGAGCGGCGGGCAACACGGCGGGCAGAGCGACGAGCCGAGCGGCGGGCAGAGCGGCGGGCAGAGCGGCGGGCAACACGACCAGCGGAGCGGCGGGCAGAACGTCTGCGGACACCTCCTTCAACTTCTACATCACGGCGCGCCGTGCGTCTGGTGGCGCGGCGGGCGGAACGTCTAGCGGACCGGCGGGTTGAGCGACGGACACCTCTTTCAGCATTTCTACGGGCAGTTCTTCTAGGCATATTTATAATATAATAAATATTTTTTTTTAAACAAATTCGGATAAATCAACATCCAGTATTATATTATCATTTTTTGATTTTAAAATACTTCTTATATTATCTTTTGATATACCACCTTTATCTATTAAAAAAAGTGAAACAATTAATGGAGAAATTAATAAACCATCATAACAATAAATTAATATATTGGAAAAATTAATATTTTCATAAATATAATCTATAACTTTCCCTTTATTTTTCTTTAAAAGAACAATATCTTCCTCGGGTGTTAAATTATTTGTTAATGGTATTCTGAGTTTTTTAATATTTAAATCGGGAAATCCATAATTAACCGTGCAATTGATTAAAATACTTATATTATTATCTTTTAAAAAATTATTATCAAAGGAACCATCTATATTACTAATCCAAAGACCAGAAATAATTTCTGTAGGCATATAAATTTGATATTATTTAAAAACAAATTTCAAACATAAAGGATGGATCTAGAGGATCACTTTAACTTCCTTTCAGGACTTGATAAAAAAGAGGAAGATGAAAAAAAATTAACATGTTGTGATTTGAAAGATAATTATCAAAATGACAATGATATGGTTATATGTAAGGTATGTAAGAATGTTATCACAAATATATGCGATAATCCTGAATGGAGGTATTATGGATCTAAGGATAATAAAAGTAGTGACCCTACAAGATGTGGTATGCCCGTTAATACTCTATTACCCGAGTCTTCAGTTGGTTCTTCCGTGTCTTTTAGTTCAAATTCAAATAGCATGTACCAAATACGTCGGATGCAGCAATGGAGTGGAATGCCTTATAAAGAAAGGAGTGTATATAAGGTATTTCTAGAAATTCAAAATGTATGCAATCGCCACAATATACCTAGTAAAATTATCAACGAAGCAAAATCAATATACAAAATCGCATCTTCAACAAAAATATCAAGGGGGACAAACCGTGCAGGTATCATCGCGTCGTGTGTTTTCTTTGCGTGTAAAGAATGTGATGTCCCCAGAAGTTCAAAAGAGATTGCAGAAATGTTTGGAATATCTTCAAATATTATGACAAAGGGTGTGAAGAAATGTCAAGAGATTATCCATATGGATAAGAAAAATAAGAACCGTATTTCAAAAACAAAATCAACAAAACCAGAGGATTTTATAAACAGATTCTGTAATAAACTTAATATCCAAGAAAAAGATACAGAAAAAGTTTTAAGTATATGTAAAATAACTGTTGAAAATTTCATTATATCAGAAAATACACCACCTTCAATCGCTTCGGGATGTATTTACTATTTCATTAAAAAGACGAACAAGGGAATTACAAAAAAAGAAATATCAGAAATTTGTAAGATATCTGAAGTAACTATTAATAAGTGTTGTAAGGTTATTGAGGAAAGGGATGAATTATTTGATAAAATATTTGATGATTGCAAAAGTGATGGCGATTAATACACCCTTTAAAATGATTGAAGCATTTGTTGAAGTATCTGTCTCTATGTTATAAAGGAACGGGACAGACTTAAATTTTAAAAATTCAGAAAAACTTGAAACATTAAATAATATTGATAGAAGCAACACAGCAACAACATCTAATGAGTTAAATAAATATTTTTTAATTTTTTCTTCAAAAGATTCCTCTTCTTTATCATTTATCTGAGAATACATATTAATCATTTCCTGTTGTTGTTGTAACTGTTGATTCTGTATTTGCTGTTGTTGTTGTTGCATTTGATATTGCCTCTGTTCTTGTTCCTGCATTTGTTTTTGTTTCATAATAACTTCCCTTTCTTCATCAGTTATTTGAGGCATTGTTTCTTGTGAGGTTGGTTTAGAATTGGAATTTAAATCATTAATAATAGAATCAACCATATCTGCATCATCTGAACTTAACATTTTCCCATTATTTACAATATCATCTATATTTGTAGAAGGTCCCTCCATTTTATAGAATTAAATAATTATTTTTCTTTATATAAACGTAATCTATCTATCTATCTACTATAGATACTTTATCAAGACAAAATAATGATAAATTATTTCCGATTATTATGCCTATTATAATGGTCAAGATACTATTTATTATTTTTTCCATTTATTCTATATTATATTTTAATTTAAAACTATAACTTCATCAAGAGTTAAATAATGATACGTGATTGTTAAACATATTGTTAAGAATAATAATTTTTCGTTAATGACCATTTTTATAATAGAATTAGGTTTTATTTTAGTGAAAACTTGTAGGGATTCCATTTGGTCTGCATTTTTTATCCTTTAATATTCTTGAATTCAGGGAATACATATCTTTATTATCGTAATAACTCCTGTAGCTATTTAAACGAGGACTTACTAATATATTTTCATTAATTGTTTTGTAATATGGTTCATGCTTACAATCATTAATAGCATCTGGATAATTTACAAACCCTTCATAGTTACTTAAAATAATAACTAAAAAGAATATAATAATTAGGGGGATTAACATTAATAAATAATAGAAAAATAAATGGATAAAGAAAAAGTGGATACCGGTTGTTCTGATGTTGAAATACTTATGGATATGATGGGAGATGATTCTGAATTTGTTCTCCATGATGAAGAGGTTGAAACAAATCAAGATGAAGCATATTATGAGGCAAAAGCGTATACTATAATTAAAAATTTTAAAAGTGATGATGATTATTTTTTCTTTTTAAAAGCAGTCCTTAAAAAATACAAGACACTCCCCTTAGATAGAAAAGAGGAAATAAAAAAATTAATGGGTATTCAGAAAGAAGTTATTATTAAAGAAAAAATAGTTTACAAGCAGCAAAAATCTAAAAAGAATAAACCTAAATTAAATACACACGAAGACTATTAATTATATTGATATTAAATTTGATTATTTTGAATATTAGTTGACTAAAATAATTATGGATCAATATGTTGATTGGAGCGCAAGAGATTGTGATGCTGAATGTGCAGCACAGGTTATACAATCTTCTCAAGATGTATCTCAATCAGCACAACAAGCTGCTGCTTCTGCCGCGGAAGCAACATTAGTTCTAGAAGAAGTTACCACTATGGTAAATAATTTACATGATATCACAGAATCATCAGAAGGACAAATAATACAATTACGTATTGATGTCCGTCAACTTAGCGATGATATAAATCTTTTAAGGTTGTCTATTGATGATTCTATGGTGCCAACTATAGACAATAGTATATTATTACTAATTATCGCTATTTTAGGAGCATTTACTGTTTGTATTGTGGTATGTGTGGGGGTGATTGGTTATACCGGTTATATAGAAAACAAAAAAAAAGGGGTTGTTGAATCAAGACGTAAAACTAAACATGGTTGTATACGGAATAAACTACCGTTTTAATTATCTTCATCATCAGAAATTAACATAAATTCATCAAGAGGGACTTCCTTAACATTCCTTTTCTTTTTCTTAGAAATTTCAGTCTTTAGTTCATTAATCTTTTCAGGAGTTGACTTATACATCTTTAGATCTGTATAAAATTTAAGAATGTGTTCAACATTTTCATTCCACCAATTACGGTCCCTCTCAATAAATGTGCATTCATACCTTGAAATTTTCCACCATTTACTCTCTACAAATTCATGTCCCCCTTCAATAATTTCTACCTTCTTTTCCCTTATCCAACATTTATATTCATCATCCGACATATTCAATACAGGATATAGATATGTTAGTTTTATTTCATCCTTCTTACGGTAACTGACTGTAACGCCTTTAGGGTAGTTAAGGTTAGTTCTACCTGGGATAATTTTATCATCGTCTACAAAGATATCTTTTTCATATTCCTCAAAGTTTTCATAATCTTCAATCTTAACTTGAAAGAAATCACAATGATCCAAATCACAAACCTCTAATTGACCTTGAACCTGCATTAGATAATGTGGTGGACATGTTTTAGTAAATTTCCGTTTTGGTGGACACTTAATTTCAACCATTCTACCCACATATTCATCATTACCTGTATCATCGCAAATACCATCTGGACTTGCTCCAAATGCTTTAAAGGTTGGATGTGGAATCAAACCAAAATCAAGTACTTTTACATTATACATTTCTTCATAAAATAGAATCGCAATATCTTCATATTTAACACCCCATTCTGTAATTGGATTTGATACATATGGTTTATCTTCAATTTTAGAAAGTATAAGTTCTTCCCGTGTTGTAAAATGACATTTTCCAATCGCAGAAGCAAGGGAACTTGCTGTTAGTTTTTCCTTACGCATTTCATACCATTCCGGACTCCTTTGTTCAGGTAGTTCAAGCCGTTTTAGACATTTTAGTTTTTCTTTTCTTTCATTATAAACTTTTTGATTACTAATGTTTTCCTTAACAATGGATTCAACATTTAGATCAATAACATAAATCTTATTTTCATCTCCATCAACATTATAGACACTATATAATTCTTCTTTCAATGTTTCTATATCCTGTTCATCAACACTATACCCATTAATGTAGTCAGCTATATCATCTCTTTTAATATCCATTTTGGAGTTTATATTACTATATAATAGGTTTCAATTTTTAAATATTAGGTTGTATTTATATTTACAAATAACCATTAATGAGGGGAGAGTATTGTTTCCGGAAATCCGTCACCATTTTCAATAGAAATTTGAAACATTTAGATTAAGAAATAATACATAAAAAAAACATCATTATTATAAAATAAAACAATGGCGTGTGGAAAGAAAGAAGTTGTAAAGATTGATGTGGATGTAGATGAGGAAGAAGATAATACTATCCGTTGCATTAATTGTAGAAAGGAGATTGAAGGGAAACCATGGATCACGGTTGGTTGTGGGAAAGATCCCTCTGTACATGCGTGTGGATACAGTTGTTCAAATAGACTAAAATATTACGTTGGGGTTGGATATTGGCATCGTGTGTTAAACAAAGAAGACTTCCCTGGACCCCGTCCAGTTATGAAGGCATCATATGTTGGAGATATTACTGCAAATTTCGGAATTGAAGATATTCGCCGAGAAATTGAAGATGAAGAAGTAAGAATAGAAATGATGGAAGAATGCGATAGTGATGATAGTTCATCATATTATGATGACTATTGAATAATGTGTCTATAATTTATAATTTATATATATGTTAATGGTAAAATGGATGTTATATCTGGAGATGAATGTTACACTAAACTAGATAATGAAGGGTATATATTATACTATTTTACAGCAAGTTGGTGCGGACCATGTCAAAGGATATGGGAAGATTTTCAAAAAATGTCAGGAGAATATGAGAACATACTTTTTTTTAAAATAGATATTTCAGACGAAGAAAATACTGAAATATGTGAAAAATGCAATATTGATTCTGTCCCTTCATTTTTATTATTCAAGGATAGAAACTATATTGAACGAATAACTGGAGCCAACTTACAAAGTGTGGGAGAAATGTTAAATAAATACTAAAATAATTAAAGATAATTTATTAAATAATATATAAAGGTAAAAGTATAATGGAGAGCGAAAAAAAAAACAATGGGTCATTTGAAGACCTTTCTCTAAAAGAAAATTTATTACGGGGTATATACTCATATGGTTTTGAGGTCCCCTCTGCTATTCAAAGTAAGGCAATTCCAGTATTAAAATCTCAAGATGATGTGATTGCACAGGCACAATCTGGAACTGGTAAAACCGGTGCATTCGTAATTGGTAGTTTGGAAAGAGTAAATGAAGAGGAAAAGGCGACTCAAGTTATTATTATAAGTCCTACGAGAGAACTTTCAAAGCAAACAACAGAAGTTGTTTCTGAATTAAGTAAGTATATGGGTATAACGCACCTTGAAGTTATTGGTGGAACTGATATTTTTAAATGTCGTAGTGATCTGGATAAATTACCACAGATTATTATAGGAACTCCGGGTAGGATTTTAGATATGTTAACTAAACAATCTATTTTTACAGATAAACTCGTAAGTCTTATTTTTGATGAAGCAGATGAAATTCTTTCATACGGTTTTAAGGAAACTATTTACCATATCGTTAAAACCATTCCCGAAACATGTCAAATATCCCTCTTTAGTGCAACAATGCCAGATGAGGTAATTGAATTAACCGAGAATTTTATGCGTTCTCCAAAATCTATTTTAGTTAAGAAAGAAGCACTTACACTAGAAGGTATTACTCAGTTCTATATCAATATGAAAGTGAGTGATTGGAAGTATGATATCCTTAAAGATTTATATGATACAATAAGTATATCTCAGTGCATTATTTATTTTAACTCAAAGAATAAATTAAATGAAATCTATAAAAATCTAAGGGAAGAAGAATTCCCTGTTTCTATGATACATGGTGAATTAACAACGGAAGAAAGAAAAAATACAATGCATCAATTTAAGTCTGGACAAACACGTATTCTATTATCTACAGACTTACTTTCAAGGGGAATTGATATTCAACAGTTATCTCTGGTTATTAATTTTGACCTACCCAGATCAAAAGAAACATATATCCATAGGATTGGTAGAAGTGGGAGATATGGTAGAAAGGGTGTTGCGATTAATTTTGTAACGGAGAGAGATATGGAACATATGGACCTTATAAAGACACATTATAATACAAAAATAGAAGAAATGCCTCAAAATATCGCAGACTTCCTAAGCGTTTAACTATTTAAAACTAATATGTGCGTATATATGATAATATTAATATTTAAGGTTTATTAAATATGGCTGAAATTGACGATATTAATGTTAATTTTGATAATGACGATAAAAAAATAAACATTAGTGATAACATACTCAGTGGAGAATCTAATATAGACGTTAAGAATGATGATGCCCTTTATGGTGTTGATTTACTTGCAAATAAAAACTATAGTTCTGGTAACAGCGAAAATGGTGGTTACTCAAGTGGGGAAGAACCAACAAGTCATAAAAAAGAAGAAGACTATGATTTTTTTAGAGATAAAGAAGAAAAGGAGAAAACATTGCAACCTGAACAACCCAAAGAAGAAACAAGAAGTATTCCTCTTGACGATCCAATTATTAATGATTCAAAGGCACATGAGGATGGTGGTTTTAGACCATTGGGTGCTATGAATGCTCAAGAAATCAAAAACGAAAAAATTGATTTAATTTATAAATTTAAGAAACTTGAAGGACAAGGGATACGTACAACTATGAACTATAACATGAGTTCCCACCTTGAAGATATGAGAAATGAATATCTAAAATTAAAGAAACAAAGAGAAGTTGATAATTCTATTAAATTTCAAAGGAAAGTAATGATGGCTGCTATAACTGGCGTTGAATACCTTAACAATAAGTTTGATCCGTTTGATATTAAACTTGACGGGTGGTCGGAAAGTATAAACGAAAATATAACAGATTATGATGAAATTTTTGAAGAACTTAGTGAAAAATATGGAGGGAAAACAGAAATGGCGCCAGAGATAAAATTACTAATGATGCTTGGTGGAAGTGCATTTATGTTCCACCTAACAAACACAATGTTTAAATCATCCATACCTGGTATGGATGATATACTTAAACAAAATCCTGATTTAATGAACCAATTTGCAAAAGCGGCAGTAGGTAGTATCGGGAAACAAGAAAATGAATATAATCCACCACCGATGAGAAATACAACACAAGATACAAGACCAAGTATGCCTCCACAAGAACCATCTATACCCCATCGCGAGGAAATGGACGGACCAAGTGGTTTGGACGATCTTATTAATCAGATGAATCTCAAACCAGAAGATATCCCTGATTTAGATAATGTTTCATTAATGAGTGGAGATACTGATAGAAAGAGTAATTTATCAGGTATAACTCTCAATATTTAATAGTTGATAAAAATTCCTAATTTATCATTACTAAGTTGATATTCTTCATAATCATCGTCATTTTCAAATGTTTCACCTTCAAAGTTAATACTTTCTAAGAATAACATGAAACCAACTGTTAATAATATTGTAATCATTAAATCCCTGGTCGCCATAAAGAATGCACAAAATATAAATATCTTTCTAAAAACGGGTGTATCTATCTTATTTTTTTGTTCTTCTGATAATTCACTTATGATAAAACGACCTCCAATAGTTAGTATTATCATCATAAAACCCACAAAATATTTATTTGTATTTATTTTATCAATTACACCTTCTATCATTTATTATAATATTATAAAAAAAATATATAATATAGTAAATGGTTGCGAATGGCTGCTTTTTAGATGAAGCATTTGGAGAAATAAAAACGCAAAATGAAAATAAAGGCAGAAAGAAGAAGAAAAAGGATAACGGTAATGTTAATTTTGATAAAAATTATACATCTATGGCAAATAATATAGATGGATATATTGAAGATGAAGAATTGTTTGTGGAACTAGAAAGAAAAGAAAGAAAAGAAGAAGATGATATCCGTGAAAAAATTCAACATCTTAAAAAAGAAGAATTTAACGACGATGATAAAAATAAGGAATATCGTCGGTTATTAAATAATAAAGATTATCAAGATTATTTAAATTATCAGAAAAATAGAGCAAATTACATAAATAATATACAAACTGTTGAGGGATTCTCAAATATTAATGATAACTTTAACGATGTATTATTATTTGGACTTTTGGGTATATTTTTTCTTATATTCACAGACTACATATACAAATTAGGTAAGAGGTCTTACTAAAATAATTGTTTTGATTTCATTTTAAGTGATGATAAATCATTGTCGTTTACAAACTGACCACTTGGTTTATATTCATCAATCAATTTATAATTCTTAGCTTTTTTAGGTTTTGCACTCTTTTTTTCAGGTTTACTACGATCTTCCTTTGACCAACTTATATATAACCAATTAGGGTCTATATAAACTATGTGGAATCCATTCCTTTTTAAAGAATTTATTATATAATTCCTTAAATCCGAAACATTATATAAAGGTATACCTATGATAAATTCAGGTATTTGAAAGAAACAAAATGTCCTTTCCAATTTAGAATAATACCGAATACGGGTATGTATCTTCTTTAATATTCCGTCAAACTTTTCAAGTCTTTTATTATTTTTTTCATCAATTGTTTCATATAAATCATCTATATTTAAAGAACTCATAATAATATTAAGTTAAATAAAAAAAAAATAATATAATTCCTAAAATAATGGAAAATATTAAAAATATAGATACACTACTTTTTTCAGGAGGAGCAATGAAATGTATATGTATTTTAGGGGTGGTAAAATACTTATTTAAGAAAGATATAATTAAACCAAATTTTGAAGGTATAACTGATATTTATTTTGTTTCGGGTTCTTCAATATATATAACCCCTCTACTTATTGGATTTACACTAGATTGCACAATAAATTTATTTAAAAAAATAGACTACAATGAAATTTATGAAAATAGTAAAGATATGAAGATACAAAATCTATTTGATAATTTTGGCCTTAAAGACATAAAAGATTTTAAATATATAATGCATGCTGTATTGAGGGCAAAAGGTATTGATGTAAATATTACTTTAAAAGAATTTTATGAACGGACTAAAAAAAACATCCATTTCAGAGTAATTAATATTAATAAAGAAAAAACAGAATATCTTAATAAAGATAATTCCCCTGATCTAAAATATACTGATGCGATTTGTATGACATCATGTATACCAATATTATTTGAACCCATTGAGTATAACGGTTGTAAGTATATTGATGGTGGTGTTAATAATAACTTCCCCTATGAAATTATTAGTAAGAATAAAAATTATTTAGGAATAAATATCATTGCAAGTAAAATATCAATGATTAATGAGACAGATATTACAAAGGATATACATAAGTTATCAGACTACCTATACCTTCTTTATAATGTATATGGTACCCCTCCAATTGAAGTACCATCTATTAGACATATAAAAATATTAATAGATGGAACAGGTGTGAATTTTGAAAGATTTTCATCTATTATTGATGAAACTCTATTATTGGGGTATAATACGGCAGATAAACATTTTTCTAATTTTCAAAAACATAGCGATTCATCTCCTGAGGAGAATGAAGATTAAATAAATGACATGATAAAGGTGAAACAATAACACTATATACCTTATTCCATTTTTTATCTTGAGTTTCTATATAACGCCCCCCCGAGAAAAGTGTTTTCTTTGTATCCTTCCACTTATCTGGATCATCACTCAATAATTCAGTATTCCGGAGAACACCTATAGAATTAGAACTTTTCATAAGTTTAAAAAGTTCTCCAATTAATTCCCTCCTCTTTTCATATACCAATTTTCCCCTTTTTTCACGGAATTGTTTCCTTCTCTTTCTATTTAATGCTTTTTCATCGCCAATACGGTTATATTCCATATTCTCCTTTTCAATCAGTCCACCATATCTATCTTTTAAAGCATCAATATTATCAGAATTTAAACCGCGGTAATAATAATGTTTTTTATCTATCTTATCAGTTAGATATTCAACATATTCATTTAAATTAAGACCTTCTTTGAAAAGGTCATTTTGAAGCAAAAAAAGTTTATCAAGACCAGTTTTTGTATTCTTTTTATGTTGGACATGGGTTTTTTTAGTCTTTAAACCCTCTCGGACTTGATTCACCCTTGTTCTACCGACCTGTTTATGACTGCAATACATTTTATCTAGTCTTATTTACAGATATATCTTTATATCTTTTAATCATCAATTACTTTGAAATTAAATTTCGGTTTTAGTTTTGTTCCATTTGGAGCACCATCACTCTTCTTCTTACCAAGGACAAGGCCATAGTTCGTCTTATCCTGCATTTTCATTAGTTCTGCCTTAATTTCCTTTTTCTCTGGTCTTTGCTTCTGATGAATACCTTCATTATCACAATAGTTTTCCCAATCATCATAAAGTTCATCAAATGTTGAGAACTCTTCACACTCGCCAATACAATCATCAACCCAATTAGCAATGATATCATTGCTTGTCTTATACTGCTTGGTTTCATCCTTAACTTCTTCGGGTGGACAGGTTCCTTCTTTATCATAATCAATATACTTTTGAAGTAATTTAATAATAAAGACAAGTTTCCATTGTTCAAGTTTTGCTGTAAGTTGGTTATCGGCAAGATATTGATATCTTTCGTGGTTTACCGAACGTTCATTTTCCGTAAATTTAGCAAGATATTTTACAACCTCAATACGCCTCCAAATACCACCATCATTACCACCCAGTTGAGGAAGATCATTACACATAAGAACAATCTTAAATTGTGGCTTAAACTGAGTAGTTCCTTTGAATAGAGCACGAGTAGTCATTTTATCTCCACCTGTCATCTGCTTAAGTTTACCAACATAGATAAGGTCGGATTTTTCAGGTTCCGACATATAAACAAACCTTGCACTTTTAATATTCTCTAGTTCTGGGGAAGCAGATGAACTACTACCACGTTTAGTTGTAAGGAACGCTACATCCATTGATTTACTATAATCCCCAAGGACAAAATCAATCAATTCAACAAGTTTAGATTTACCATTACCACCAGAACCAGTCCAAAAGTAGAACTTTTCTTCACGAATTTCACCCGATAAACAACTTGATAGGAAACGAAGTGTATATTCACGGACACTATCAATGGGGAATACCTTCTTTAGAAAATCATCAAGTGCATCATTGAGTTCATCGTAATCATCCATACTGCTCACCAAATCAGTTATTTCTTCAAGATCTACAGGGAGATTTTTAACATCCACAGGGAGAGAATATCCCGTTGTAAGACTCACATAATCAGAGGGAAGACCCGATCGGAATACACTCTTATTAAGGTCATAGATACCGTTATCAAAACCAACCAAATTCTTTTTATCATTCAGTTTTTCAATAAATGTTTTATCATAAAACTTTTCCTTACATTCTTTCATAACCTTATCCTTATAACCAGAATCTTTCAGTTGAACCATAATCTTTAGACACTTAGTGTTTTTATCATCTTGTAGTGTTGCTGCATCTTCATCTTCAAGAAGAAGTGCTTTCGCACGATCACTATATATTTTTGCATAGTAATTGAAAACATCAACAATATCATACGAAAGTCTTGAACGAAGTTCGTGACCCATTTCAGTCTCTTCCCATTTTCCACCCTTATTCTCATTAAAGTGGAACCATGTATTATCCTTAATATTCGCACATACAAAGCAATCTTTGAAATAATGGTAAATAACATTCGCTACATCCGCATGGGAACCCGATGATCCAACACTAGAATGTACTAAAGCACTCAAAGAATCACGAATAATATCTTTATATTCATTAGGATTATCATTCTTTGCCCAGTAATGAAGAGAACCAATTGTATAATTATGATTGTTATTCCGATTGAACCATTCCCATTGTTTCTCACATTCATCACTATTATTATACATACTCCACTTCGCACTAAAAGCAATCCATGCGGGTAGTAGGGTTTGACTAATACTATTCAAACAATAACCCACCTCCAACCACTCAGCATAACTACTAGCCCTTTCCACCGACAATATTAACGCTAGTTTTTTAGAAATTTCAATATCATGTGTCTTTGCTCTGTTAATAACAACTTGATTAAGGGGTTCACCTACACTCTCGGCCGACATGCTTTTCTTAAGGTTACCTTCAGACATCTTTTCCTTCAAATTTTCTGTATAAACTACATTAATATCATCCTGCATTTTAACACTATTCATTTTTACAAGTGATTCCTTATCATCAATATATAAGTCAAGTGGAATACTTATTAGTGTATCTGTTGATTTCTTATAAATACGAGTAAGTTTGTACGTAATTTCATTCGGTTTCCCCGAACCATAAATAAACCAATTACCACCTTTATAGATATTTTCATCAACTATTTCCCCCATTGTATTTGAAGGTGGTGTAAATCCTTCATCAAGAAAGAATTTCTTATAATCGGTTTTAAGAAGTATATCTCTGAGGGTTCTATATGTTTTCTTTTCAGCAATAATATATGGGAAAAGCAAGTGTATTCCATCCTTTGATTTATAATCTTTATGTTTCGCTGGGAGAAATTTATCTTTTTCCATAACCATGCAGAATTTTTGTTCATCTGAAAGTTCGTAGACATTATTAAGACCACACATAATATCATTTACAATATCCATAAGGACTTTTTCATTATATTGTCTTTCTGTGATTTCATCCTTCCACTTTAAATCAAGATCAATTACGAAACGCGTTATATCTTGCACTTTTTCTACCACAGAAATACGGTCACCCTTCACATGGATTGCTTTTGCTATTAATTTATGGAATTCATCTGTTTTTTCAAATGGGATTGTATAAGCGCCAGTTTTTATATCGCCACCGTATATTGTATGAGTATGTTTTTCTTTTTTTGGATATTGACTTAAGAATTTCTCTAATTTCACATAAACCATGAGATACTACTCTATTTCTATATATTTTTTTTATGTAATTTTTTTTTTGATTAAATCAAATTTTAAAAAATATTTAAGAGTGTATTATTACCTTTAATTATATGTCGGTTAGTTCTGCTCTTAAACGAATACTTAAAAAAGATATTAAAGAAATTGAAAATCAAAACCTTAATGATTTAGGAATTTATGTAAAGTTTAATGAAGAAAATATGTTAAAAGCAACTGCTATGATAACTGGACCAAAAGGGAGTCTATATGAATATGGTTTCTTATTCTTTAATATAAATTTCCCTAAAAACTACCCCTATGCACCACCAGATGTAAGTTATATCTCTAGAAACAATGTTAGAATACACCCCAATCTTTATGTGGGTAGACATTCTAGTGGTTATGGAAAAGTATGTCTTTCTATCCTTGGAACATGGAGTGGTCCAAAATGGACTAGCATTATGGATATAACTACAGTATTATTAACGATTCAATCCCTTTTAGATAATAATCCCCTTCATCACGAACCAGGGCAAGAGAAAAATAATTCAACTACAAATACACTTTATAATGAAATTATAAAATATGAAAGTCTGAATACATTATTAATAAAAAATTATATAAATACTGATGAAATATCTCTTAATTTCAAAGAAGATATGGAATGTGAAATTAATAAAATCGGTAAATTAGAATTAATTAAATATGTAAAAGATTATTGTGCGGACAAAAAAGATTCTCAAGCAACGGTGCCAATATATAGAATACATACATCAATGTCTTATTCTTCATTATCAAAAAATATAGAAAGAATAAAACAATAAAAATTTGATTTAAATAATAAATTTTATATTATTAAATAAATAAGATGGAGTTGAACTTTTGCGATAATTGTAATAATCTCATGGATATATATTCTGATGAAGAAAATTCAAAATTATATTTGGGGTGCAAATGTTGTTCTAATAAAAAAGACTTTGATGAAGGGAATAAATGTATTTACACAAATGAATCAACTATTGAATTAAGTGATATTATTAACACCAACCCATATTTAACAGAAGATATAACTTTACCCCTAATAAAGGGTAATCCAAATATTAATTGCCCGAATGCCGAATGTATATGCAACACTGATGATAGTGTTGAATCAGAGATAATGTATGTTAAATATGATTCTGAAAAACTAAGCTACATCTATATTTGCAAACATTGTAATCAGAAATGGAAAAACCGTTAAAATTTGAAATTATTTAATTAAAGATTAAAAAAAATAATAGAGATATATAATGGACGAAGGTTTTGAAGATGGTTTTTCCGATGATTCAGAAAATGAATATTATGAACAAGAAAACGAGAATATGACTAATTCCAATGAACTAGATATTAACGAATTTTATAAAAATTATGAAAAAAATAAAAAGGACTTTAAAACATCTCCGATATTATCAAAATATGAGAAAACTAGAATTATTTCTGAAAGGGTTCAGCAATTATCAAATGGTAGTCCGGCATTTATTAATAATGCAATGAGTTATTCAACTATTCATGACATCGCTCTTAAAGAACTTTCTATGAAAAAACTACCATTCATAATTAAAAGGACAATTAATGGTCAAAATTATGAACTATGGAAACTAGAAGATTTAAAAATAATAAACTAATAATTCAGAAAAATTATATATATAAATAATATAAATATAATGAACGACTTACAACTTTTTATTATCCTATTTCTAACTCTATTGTTTTTATGCAGAATGTGGGGCACCGAAGGTTTTGAAGGTAGTGGAGAAACTGAAGAAGTAGAGGAAACTGAAGAAGTAGAGGAAACTGAAGAAGTAGAGGAAACTGAAGAAGGGGTCGCTGAAGAATCTGATGAAGTCCTTCCAACCCCAAAACCAGAAATTAAAAAAGACCAATTCCCAGGATGGGATAAAAAGAAAATTTTTTCTTCTCCAAATGCCCCCAACTTTGGAAGTCTACTAGAATTAAAAGAAATTCAACATTTAAACAACCTTTTCTCAAAAAGAAATACGGATTCTAAAGTTCCTCCTGAACCCATTGAATCGCAAATGCCTTCATTATCAGAAGGTTCCACTGTTCCAAATGTTTTAGAAAAGGAAGAAGTAGAGACCACTGAAGACACCGTTGAAGTTCACATGGTATATGCATCGTGGTGTGGTCATTCACAGACTGCCCTGGAAAAATTCGAAGGTTTAGTTGAAAATGATGATGTTAAAACATCGTCAGGTAAGTCGGTTAAATTTGTATTAACCGAAGAAAGTTCTGATGGTTTTAAAGATTTTAAAGGTAAGGTGAAGGGGTTCCCTTCTTACATATTAAAAGATGGAGAATCCTTTGAAGAGATTGATGTCGGAGACCGCAGTGAGAGCGCTGTTATTAATGCTGCTAAGGGACTATAAATTAATATAATTTATTAACCCTTAATTCAGGTCCCTTTTTTTTAGTAAAGTCTTGTTCAACCCTCTCTTCTTCTGAAAAATTTTTATCTGAATAATCCCAGAATTGTTGAGAACCAATTTTAAAATCAGGTCTTTTCTCTGCTTTATACCAAAATACTTGATCTTCTAATTTATTACTTTTTGCATTATTATTGATAACTAAACATTCATAGTTCTCTGTACATTGATCCATAACTTGGCAAAACATATCAAAATTTGGAAACATACCAGCATAATGTTCATATAAACGCTTACGGTTTGAAACATAGTTTTCTCTAAGTATAAAAACATAATCTATATTTGTCCTTAAATTAGGAGGAACCCCTAAAGCATACTGCATTGTTAATAAAAATAACAATTTATAATGCCGTCCATTCATGAATACAGAACGCATCCATTTATCCTTTGCCCAGGTATTATCATAAAGACAATCATCCAAAATTAAGAATGCCCTTGGATCAACCCCTTTATCTCCTTTATTTATTCTATCTATCATAGTTTTTTGCCTTTTTAAGACATTTTGAACGATCTCACTTTTAAATTCATCATGTATGAATAATTTTGGAACAATCTGACTATAAAATTGATTCGCCCCCTCCGTGCCAGATATTACCTGACCAACTGGTATAGCGGCATGGTGATAAAGTATATCCCTGCATAAAAAAGATTTCCCTGTATCTCTTTTCCCTATTAAAACAACTACCTTATCATCTTTAATTTCAGTTAGGTCAAATTTCCTTAATTCAAGATTCATTGCCATAGTATATTACATTAAAATATTTTATTTAAAGTCATTATATACGCATTAATGTGTGTTTATTCTATAGAAAAAAACTATAATAACATTTAATTAATGAATATTAAATATCACAAATGGGATAAAAATGAAAGATTTAAGTTATTTAATTCCTGTAAGGAATATCTAGAATTAAGTCAATGCCAGTTTTACCAACCATATTATTCACTTTACTTTAATATACATAATACTAAGAATTCACATAAAACAATTGATTTAGATAGAAGATTTTTTATAAAAGAAATCATTTCTTTAACAAAAGAAAGGTATGAGACCTCAAATACAATAATGAAATGTAATGTTTATGATAAACATCATAACACAACCTTAGAAAAAGATATCTTTTGCAAGTGCATTCCAATATTAGATCCCCTTTATTTCTTAATGAACAATTATAATAATCTTATTAAAAGAAATCCATTGTTACCAAGCAATTACTCATATAACTCATATAATAAAATAAATGATATGAATAATAGTGCTTATATTGATACATTTTTTTCATTTATAACTTCGGAATTAACCTTAAATGATGTGAATCCGTCATTCCCTATATTTTATGGTTCCATTTCAGGTATTAAGAAAGAACTAAAATATGACATTACAGATGATTATGAAGACTATAAGGGGGAAAAATGGTTTTATAAGACTTTAGGGAAAACACATACATTAGATATGTATGTTTCGTCGGATGAAAGTGATAGTGAAGAAGACGATAGTGAGACCAATAGTAATAGTGGTAGTTATTATGATGATAATGAATACATATCATTGCTTCAAGAAATGCCTTGTCAACATTTCTTTATTGAAAAATTAGAAGGAACTCTTGAAGATTTATTGAAAGAAATAGAAAATACAAATACAGACCTTATTTTATCTTGCATCTTTCAGGTTTCTTTTGCCCTTAACTACCTACAAAAACATTATAATTTTACACACAACGACCTACACGTGAATAATGTGATGTATACAAAGACCGAAAAAACATTTTTATATTATAAATTCAATAACATATATTTTAAAGTCCCGACACATGGTTATATTTTTAAAATAATTGATTTTGGGAGATCAATATTTGACTTCCATAAAAAAACTTTTTTTAATGATAACTTTAGCAAACATGGAGAAGCAGAAGGACAATATACATATCCTGTAAATAACTTATTATTTAAGAAGAATGAAATAAATATTCATCCAAGTTTTCACTTTGATATGTGTAGATTAGCGACAACTATCATTGACGTATGTGGAATAGACTTTGATAAAGACTATAAAGATAAACAACCATTTGTTGATTTTATTATAAATCTAACAATGGATATTAACGGTGATTCTTTATCAAAATTAAAAGACGATTTTAATATGTATGTATCTATATCTAAATATGCAAATAATTCACTACCAAGGGACATTATACAAAACTATATATTTAAAAATATGAGAGTAAAAAAGAAATCTTTTCCAAAGAAATTATATTATAGTGTTTAAAATGGTGGTCTTGAAGAATGTGTTAATAATGTTTCACCAGACCCCATAGATACTTGATTAGTATGTCCAGTAGTAAAATTACTATTTTTTAAATAGTTAATTAAAAAACATGACATGAAAATAATAGAGAACACCTTTAACAACTCCTTACTATCATAGTTGCTCCCATCAGTAAATTCTTTACGGTTTGTTAATAAATATATTATACCTGTTGATAAAGCACTAATTATCAAAGAAAAGAATAAACCATTATTTAACATTTTATAAAATATATATATTATTTTTACATTTTAATCAAATTAAAAACCTTCTTCTTCTATTATTGCATCATCAAATAATGTATATTTATCATTCCCTTTATCAATATCTATTCCCTTTTTCTCCAACATTTTTGAAACATCTTCAAAAAACAAATCTACAGTTTCTGTATCATCATTTTTATCAACAGATATTATTTCTTTTTCTTCCTTAGGAATTTCTTCCACCTGAGGTGCTTCTTCCTTAAGAGGTTCTTCTTTAGGAAGTTCTTCTTTAGGAAGTTCGTCCTTAGGTTGTTCTTCCTTAGGTTGTTCTTCTTTAGGAGGTTCTTCCTTAGGTTGTTCTTCTTTAGGAGGTTCTTCCTTAGGTTGTTCTTCTTTAGGAGGTTCCATCCCTTTCTTTGTAACAGTAAATAATGGGTCTTCGTCAACCTTAATATCTTCTTTTGGATCTGAATTCTCATTTATAACATCATTAATAGTTTCTTTTATATTATTATCTTTTTCAGAAAATAATTTATCATTTATTACATCCGCATTATCTACATCATCAAGATAACTCTCTAAAAGTGACTTATCCCCTATAGAATTTTCCTTATTTTCTAAATAAATATCTACATTATCATATGTTTCTTCTTGCCCCCCTATATCTGGTATAGTATTTATATTGAGGTCCTCGCATTTATTCTTAATCTCTTCTTCGTCGGGGGAAACATATCCATCGTTAGATTCATAAAAATTATTTTTTTCAGGTGTTTCCTCGTTATCAGTTGAAGGTATTACATCTTCTGCACCACTTACATCTTCTGCACCACTTACATCTTCTGCACCACTTACATCTTCTGCACCACTTACATCATTTTTTTCACTTAAAAGATCCATTTTAAATTTCTCATCCATATTATTTATTCTTTCCCTTAATTCCTCTTGGTCTTTACTTTCATCACTCCCTTCTTCTTGATCTTCTTGAACGTCTTCATTAATACCTTCTTTGACACTACTTTCAATATTGTCTTCATTTTTTAAAGATTTTATCTCTTCCAATAACATTTTTCTAATATCATCATTTGTAACTTTATTCTTATCATTATTATTATCGTAAATGTCTAATTGCTGTTTTAATATTTCTTTAACTGGAAGTGCTTTCCTTATAGTATTCTCAATAGAATCTTTTATCAATACCTCAACTGTCCTCATATTCTTTTGATATTCAGCACCAGTTACATAATCATCAAATAAATATGGATTCTTCCATATTTCTCTAGCAATATTTATATAACATTTATGAATAAAGTTTATAGTTTTTGGAATAACTAATTCAATATTTGAATTATTATTAGATCCGATTGCTGTTAATATCTTAGTATGACTTATAAAAACAGCGGTAATTAAGTCATTCAACCAATCACAATTTGATGTGTCTATAATACGGTTTGTTTCGGTTTCAATAACTTCATTACTCCAAGTAGGGACTTTTTCTAAAAATAATCTAAATAATACGAGTATTGGAGCATTATTTGGATTATTTGTTCTTTGGACTGTTTTAGATTCATCATAAATAGATTTTATTCCGTCAAAAAAATTAGGTGTTAACACATCAACTAGTTGTGCTGTATATTCCATTTTAGCGTGTGTAAAAATTGCATTGTTTTCATCCATTTTTTATTCAAAATATTTTATTTTTTATTTTTTTACTTTGTCATTTAAAAATATATTATCTAATATATTTTAATAAAGATATGTCAGACTTTAAAAGCACAACCTCATTTATCAAGTGCGACAGGCTCAAAATTGGTGGTAGGAGTTGGCCGCCCGAGTATAATGTAGAACATGCACACCTTAAATTTTCATCAGCGCAGGGAGGTCTTATATGGGAAAGAGCAACTAACTCACTAATAAATATAGATGGCGGTATAAATGATTATATCTTGATGAACCCTGTAAAAGGGGGGGAATCTGCGGCGGATGGAACTAACATTTACGCAAATACCAATAGTTACTTACGGGCGGGACCGGGAGAAAATACAGGTGGTGTTGATAAAAAGGGGACAGGTCTCACATATACACCTCGTGGTCAGATAACAATTGGTTTAACCCATGAAGATACAGAAGTAGGGTCAACCGAAGTAAGTATTCATGGTAGTTCTTTAACAGAACATTCTTCTTTTACACATAAAGAATTAAGTCTTATAGGTGAAAAGGAGAAATTACAATATCAATCATATGGAGAAAAATTATTCCAAGAATCATCTTCAAGTATTAAGCTTTTTGATGGTAGAATATTAAAGAAAGAAAAGGGATTATGGATTGAAGATAACTTTAAGGAAGAAACACTATCAAATAAAACACTTATTGACCCATATATCTCTGGTGATATACAAGTCCCTAAAAATAAAACAAATTCTGAATATGGTAGTAATTCGGGTAATACAGGGGTTATATCAAATAAAAAAGAATTTTCAGGTGTTTTTAATTCACACAAGGTAATAGATGAAAATTCCTCTAACGAAGAAAGTAAATATAAAAATTGGACAATAGAAACAATTAATAATGGTAAAAAAGAATATAATATTGTAGAGGACTACAATGTTGGATATCAAAAAATATATGGTAAATTCAATAACTATAATAATCAAGTTGATGGAGAAAATACATTCTATCATAATAATTATTATAGTGGTTGGAATCTATCTGTCCCAGCATACAAAATATATAAAACAAATAATGATGCGGAACACTCTATTAGACCTGGCACCGTATTTAAAATTACCAGTAATAATCTAAGTGTAACATATTACGAAACCCTTACAAAGGTGTGTAAAACAGGGGAAAATCTATTGTTTTTTGAAAATTCCTACGAAAATTATAACAATGCGACAATATCAATTGAAGGTATTGCTGATGGTACTACCGTTACCGGTAACGGTACAACTATTAATATTGATCAAGCAACAATATCATTTATCCCTGCAAAAACAAATGTTATATTTAGAGATTCTACTAATAACAATAATATTCTCTTACGTGTTATAGAAAATGATGTAGAAGTAGGGTCAACTACAATAACTCTCACAGAAGCAGCCCCCGGTGGACCTTATAATATTATATTACTTAAACCTTTTAACACTACAGAAACAATTTTAACAAAAGAAACATATTCTGAAAGAATAGTAAATTATACTATTACAGAATCAAATACTATACAGGAAAATACCACTATAAACACCGATATTACTCCTGAGAGTGATGTAGTAAGTATCAATAACTCCCTACAACAACGGATTGAAGAAGGTGAAACAATCCTTATTGGAACCAAAATATATAAGGTAACTCAACCTGGTAATATTGGTGCAACTACTTTATATGTATCTTATATTGGTAATGAAGTAGATTTTACAATGTATCCTGGTGAAATTATATACCACCGTTCTTTAAAAGGTGAAACACTTATAACAACTGGTGATTTTAGAAAAGGTTCAAAAATATCAAAAACAATCAAAAAACTAGAAAAACAAGAAGAAGGAACTTTATTTTATATATCTACGCAAAATAAAGAACATGAAAATGGTGTTATTTATGGAGACAGAGTTGGTAGAATGTTAAATGACCGTAAATTAAATGTATACCATAGAGAAAAGGATGGATTTTATATAGGATGGAATATCTATTTATGGAACAAAAAGATAACCTTAGATAAGAATTTAACTTCAAATATTAAAGCAGGGACAACCGTAACATTTAAAAATCCACTAGATGAAAATGACACCTTAGATAGAGTATTAGAGGTAGATGCAACAACCGCTTTACAGGGCACCCTGACTATTCAAAATATACCTGAAAAAAATTTAGATGGATACATGGTTACTATTAAAGATTTCCCAGATGAAACAAAAATTAGTTCCCACGATTCAGTGAACCGTGATATAATCACCTTAACAAACGCTGTTGATGGGACATTACCTGAGAATTCAAGATTATTACTAACTAGTCCCGATGAACAAACTAAATATTATCATTATTCGGCAATTTCAGTTCCAGCAGGTTCTCCACAACAATTCACTTTATCTCCAACAATCGGTTCTTTAGACCTAACTGATTATACCGTAAAAATTATGGGTATACCAGATAACACAACCGTAAGTTTACCATCGGGTATTATAGAAGGTTATAATTCAAGGACAAATTCTATTGAAGTATTACTTAATAAAAAGGCATATACAATAGGTGACGATACAATTTACTGCCTTAAAAAAGGTTATCAAACTACAGATAATGGAGTATCTTATTTAGTTAACCTAGATGGTGGTAAGATGCTACATGATGATTATTATAATAATTGGAGAATAGAAGTTGAAGCAGAAAAAAATAAAGGTTATTATGAATCTTCCTCAGACTATATAATTAACGATTACAAAAAACATGAACTTATATCGGGGTATGGGGATGAAATAGGAAATACCCTATCGGACCGTTTAGTGCCACCTACTACATTACCGACGGGACCACTCACAATACAAAATATTAATTACGGACCTGTTGGAGCGAACTACTACAAAAATTGGAGGATAGGGATAACACAAGGTCAGACAACTTCTGGAGGTGATCCAATTCCCGACTTTACTTCTTCGGGGGCTATTAAGGGGACTATTAATGCCCACAATGCATCCACAGAAGACAATACAAATATTCAGTCTGGGACAATTATAACTGGTGTAGTCAAAAATGGAAATGACATAGAGTTAACTATAGACCCACCGTTAAATACCGCTTTCACAGTAAATAAAGATATATTAATTACTAATAACGAAGGTATAACTTCTAAACAGCTTTTAAATACTGCTACGATGAATTCGTCAACAACAGTTCTTAAATATATTAGTGATGTGGATGCAGACTTATCTTTAATTGGTGGAAGTGTATATATTCTAAATGATATTAGTAATATTAGTGTAACATGGGACACAGAACCAACAAACGCTTATAACAACGCCTACTTTTATATTACTTACAACGATGAATTATTAAATGATACAAATAAAAGGACATTATTATATAAAACCTTAAAGGCAGAAAGTATTTCTATTGACTCAAATAAAAATAATACGGACCGACTAACTGGTTTCATAAAATTACAAGAACATTCTGATGGTGTAACAGATAAGGTAAAACTACTTTCTAACACGGATGTAGATACATTAACTGATAATCAAGGTGTTCTAGAAACAGATTTTTCACCCCCTTCATCAATAGACAATTATTACAAAGGATGGAAAATTACATTAAAATTTGGTTCATTATCCGAAACATTTAATATTATAAAATATGATGGAAACACGAAAATAGCACAACTTGACAAACCTACAGAAGAATCTATAAATGCAACTGTGTCCCCTTATATACTCACTAAAAATTTAAAGCATGGGAGTATCAATAATGATCTATTTGAATTAGACACATTTGTAACTGCATCAAATACAGAATATAAGACATTAACAATAAATAAAGGTGCCCTTTCTTCTAGTTTGAATAATGTTGGAACTATTTTATTATCACCTCCTCGTGTACTTAAACCACATACGACAATCAATAGTATGACAATAAATAATATAACCTCTGCGATACCAACTAATACAACTATTACTAATCAAGTAGACCAATCAACTACATCAATTGGTATTAGTTCACCAACAACAGCGGATATTTCAGTTGGAACAAACCTAAAGATAGGGACACATGTATTTACAGTTCATGAAGAGGTATTAACTGGAAGTGACACAATTAAGGCTACTTATACGGGTGCCGAAACATTTACATTAGACATTGGAGATAGTATAAATATTTCATACATTACTATTGGTTTAAATTCAGATATGGATTCAGATATAAAATCTGGTGTTGGCATTGAATTAATAAGTAAAGATAATACTTATAAAACAACTGTATTTGAAGATTCTACTTCTCTAGATACAGTAAAATTAACATATACCACCGATATAAACAAAATTGTAAGTAATCCTAGCACTATTGAAGAATATACTATTAGTGTATCTGGTGAGAGTGTAAGTGTCTCTATAAATTCTATAGAAAATGTTGTTGAAGGTGATAAGAAGAAAATAAAATTAGAAACAAATCCATATTGTAACGTTATAGGTTGGTATGTTTCACTTTGCAATGATAGAAAATATAAAATATATTATGGTACATATTCGTGTGCTGGGGATTTTGCAAATCAAAAGTTTATTCTGCGCGACCCGGACGACCGCGCGGTCGGTGCTTCAAAAATAAATGATTTTTATAAAGGTTGGACATTACAAACTGAAGAATATTTTGATCAGATCAATGTAGAAAGATTTGCGGCCATTGAAGGACTGGACAGTACAACAGGGGAAAAACTAGAGGACCTTTGGACATCACGGAAGATATATAATATAGATTCTTATGACGGCCATACTAATAGTATAACTATAAATAACCTGCAATATACCAGGGAGCTTCGTGAACTGAAGGTTGACTCAACAGGAAACTCAGCAGTCGCCCCGTCAAAGTTTAATTTTTATTTAATTCCCTCAAAAAATGTAAAATATGGTGATAATATTAATAATTTAACAACAAATACAACAAAATATAAATTAATTTCAGGTTATAAAACTGATAAAAATAAACTTATAGAAAATGGAATTATGCAGGGTGAAAATACTATTTCACCACATTCAAATATTTTAAATGATTATTACAATGGTTGGGAAATAACAACCTATAATACAATTACAAGTAACAATGATAAATTAATAGTTATATATAATGGAGACGAAAAAGTGATTAATATCACACATGGTTCATACTCCGGTTCTGAATTAAAAACAGAATTAGAGACTAAATTAAATGATGCCGTAGATGGTGGTGTCTCACCACCTACGGAACCATTTACAGTATTATTTGAACCATCTACGCATAAAATAACTTTTTCTGCAACATCCACATTTGCTTTTCAATGGAGTAAAACATATGAACATTATTTCACAAACCTCCACGAAACATTGGGTTTTGGAAAAACGGATGATTCAAATTATAATAATAACACTGTTACTTCTCCTAATAAAATATCGTTATATCCAAGTAAAAATGGAGAATCCTCAATAATAGAAAAATATAACGGGGAAACAAAATCAATAATTATTAGAAATCTTAAAAGTCGTCCTTCAATGCCTAGTGTTGGAACAAAAACAGGCAGCAATACAAGGTATATTCTTTCACCTCCAGAACATATTAATGGAACATTAACAATAAATAATGAAAATAATATCACAATAAATAAGGATTATTCAGTCGGAGGTGATGATTTTTATAATGGTTGGGATATAATAACTTATAAGAATGGTTCATACCAGTGTTCGCATATTACAGATTATGATAACTACACTAAAAAGATAACTGCCCCTTCTCTAGATTTATCAACATTGGTTGGTAATGCATCTTATTATTTAATAAATCAAAAACATTATATTGGTTACCTTAGAAAAAATACAAAAATAGTATTCCCGGGTGGAGATAAAAAGGGAATACTAAAAGTTGATGGATTTGGGAGTCATAAAGTCAATGCGGGTGACGGTAATGACAGGGACCCTACTAAAATATCTATAAAGTTATATACTGATGACCCAGTGGGAACCGATGATAGATATATCGGTTCCCAACAACCATCCATAGAAGAAGACTATTATAATGGTTGGAAAATATCCATTTATGTAAATAATAAGGAATATCACGGGACTATTAAAAAGTATTATGGTGTTATTACTCTAGATCTAGACGAGAACGGGTATCGTATCCAGAATCCCACAGACTATGAAATATCAGTTGATGGTATAAATCTTGAAACTTTTTTGGAAACTGAAGGTAGTGATGAAATTGTATATAAATATATATTATATGAACCATCTTCCTATATGCTTTCTTTTGATGCACTTCCCGTTGATAATTATTACAATGGATGGATAATAAATGTATCCAATCATGGGGAAAACTATAGTTCTATAGTTTCTGGATTTCAGGGGAAAGATAGAAAAATTACAGCCCATAGTCTTCCGGAACATTTAGATGAGTCATATCACTATGAGTTATTTGAGAATGTTAAAGGTGTCATGCCAAGCGCATTAACTTTATCAAATGATTCTAGTAATATCATAAATTACTATGTTGGATGGAATCTCGCTACAATTGATAACGATGGATTTGTAAAAGAAATATCAACCATAGAAACATATAATTCTAGAACAAAAGCGATTACTTTAAAAGAGGCTATTACTACTGCAGAATTTACTAAATATAAACTATACTTTAATTCTGAAAATTCAATATTTGGTTCTTCTTCGGGTAAGGATATTTATACTGGTTCAAGGAATATAGTTATTGGGAGTAATGCAGGTCCACTTAATAGTGATAATGGTCTTTCAGATAAACTTTATATAGATTCAAATTCAAAATCAAAGGGGTCTAATTCATTTATATATGGTAACATGCAGAAAGGTTCTGAAGAACTAAAAATAAATGCTGATCTAAATGTTTCAGGGAAAAATACATTTGGAATAGTTGATATTAATGGAGGTGCAGGAAGTCAGATTGACAATACAGCCATAGGTGCTAATACCGCAAGCACAGGTGACTTCACCTATGTTACTATTTCCCATGATCTAACTGTTAATGGTACAACTACAACAATTAATACCGAAAATCTTGTAGTTGAAGATCCACTAATTAAACTTGCTAAAAATAATAACAACGCTGACGATTTAGATATTGGTATTTATGGAAAATACAATGATAATGGAGATAAATATTCGGGTATCTTTAGGGATGCAGATGATTCCGGGAAATGGAAGTTGTTCAAGGATTTAACAGTTGACCCCACAACAGGGAGTAATAATGTAGTTTCTACGGGTGATGGTTATTTAACAGGATCTCTAGTTGCAGATATAGAAGCGACTACTATTGGCACCACCACTGATTCAGGTTTAATTACATTATCCGATGGGTCTGTTAATATCAAGGGTAATCTAACGGTTGACGAAAATTTTACAGTAGAAACGGGGAAATTAACTCAATTAGGTGGAGATTTAACTGTCAATGGAAATACTACTCTAGGGAATGATGCTGATGATAGAATTACCATGACGGGTAAATTAAACGGTTTCACTATGCATGATGATGGGACCGGGGCTGCAGCTGGGACCGGGGCAACAATTGCGAATACGGATAATCT